GTGCTCCGCGACCTGCCCGATGACGACGACTGGCTAGTCCAAGACCGGCGCGCGATCGGCGACCGTATCCGCATCGCCCGCCTACACCGCAACCTCACCCAAGAACGCGTCTACTTAGCCGCCGGCATCTCCCGCGCCACACTCCAGAAAATCGAGGCCGGCACCACCGATGCCCGCATCTCCACCCTGCTGCGGATCGCCCGCGTACTTGGCATGCACGTCGTCGACCTCCTCCGGTAAGCGCTGCCTGTTGACTCCCAGACAACACGGTGACACCCGGAGTAAGGGAACGCTCACCATGCATTTATCTGCACGACTCACACACAAGATTCCGGGCCTCTCACTCGCAGGTCAGGCGTTGGCCAAACGTTCCTGCCGGTAACCCGCCGCGGCGGGGTTTGGGCACTCACGGCGTCTCGCCGGCCAGCCGTTCATAGGCCTGTTCGCCGTGCTGCTGATAGGCGCGGTAGAGCCTTTCGCCGGTGGTGCAGCGCCCGCGGTCGATGTCGCGGCAGCCGGCACAGGTGGTGGCGTGCCCGGTGTAGGCGCCCCAGGCTTCCTGGAGGGGGCTGAGCCGGGTGGCGGCGGCTATGACCGGTGGCCTGCTGTCGGGCTCGCCGCCTGGGTCGGTAGGTTCGTTCATGTCGACGCTCCGATCGTCGGCTGCCTCCCGGATGCTGCGCCGCGTCCGGGAGGCGTTTGTGTTCCTGCTGGTCACGATACGCGCGCGATAGGATCGATAGGTGCGATAGGGCCGATACGTTCGCCCATCTCGCCCAGTGGGCTTAGCGGTCCTAGCGTCTCGATCATGGACTGGAAGCCGGATATCCCGAGGTGGCGGCAGGTGTACGCGGTCATGGAGGAGCAGATCGCTGACGGCACCTACCCGCCTGGTGGACGGCTGCCCTCTGTGGTTGACGTGTGTGCCCAGTTCGGGATCTCGCAGATGACGGCGCGGAAGGTGCTGCAAAAGCTGCGGGAGGAGGGCCTGGCGGAGATGCAGCCCGGGATCGGGACGTTCGTCACCGAGCTGCCTCGGCCGCCCGGTTCATAGGCCGCTGTCAGACCCGGCGATTACGCTGGTCGGCATGCCTCCCTCTCCTCGGCCTGCGGGCCCTGCGCGGTCTGCTGCGGCCGTGAACGCGGAGATCAGGGCGCTGTGGCGGGACCCGTCCGTGCGCCTGTCGGATGAGCAGCGGCGGGAGTATGAGCGGCTGTGCGTGGAGTGGGCGGCAGCGAAGAGGGCTGAGGTCGTCGAGGCTGCGTGACCACGTTACGGACGCCCGGCTACTGAAAACCCTTATCACTTTGGCGGCGCGGCCAAAGTGATTCCGCCGCAGCTCAGGACCATTTTGCTTAGGTGCGCAACATGGTCACGCCCCTACGCGTACTCGCGGCGTTGTGGATCCAACGCACCCTCCACCTCAGCGTAGGATCCGAGCCCGTGAGCGACATCGAATACCCGAGCGATCTGGTCGAGCTGGAGTCTGCCGCCTGGGCGGAGATTCAGGCCGGGCGGCTGACCGTCGCCACCGCGCAGGCTGTGCACCAGGGCATCGCGGAGTTCGTGGCCCGCGACGATGTGACCGCAACGCGTCTCGACGTGGAGATGGGGCTCAAGCGGGCCGTCCGCCACCCGGCCGACGCCTGACAGCGCGACGCCCCGCCCAGGCGCTGCCCCAGGCAGGGCGTCATTCGAGTAGTCGCCCACGCAGTGCGCGCACGGACAACAGTGCGGACAGCCTACGAGCCGCCACTGACAATCCGGCGGCGCGTCGACAGCCGGTACGTGCCGACAGTTTCGCCGAGCAGGGGGCGCCGGCGGCGCAGCATCTTCAGGGCGCGGGCGCGGTTGGGGTACGGGCGGTGGGCCATGATCCCCAGCATGGCAGAGCGCTACGCCTCGTCCGGCCACGTCGTCAACACAGTGCCCGCCTCGTCATCAGCGAGGGTGATGCGGGCGCCGGGCATGCTGCTGTGCTTGCCGATCCAGCGCGTGAACTTCCGCCGGGCGGTCTTCTCGCTCCCCCACCAGCCGTGCATGACCTGCCGGCCGTCGACGGCGAGGGTGAGGTGGTAGCGCTCGGCGGCATCCACTACAGCTCCCCCACTCGCATGCCGATGAGCATGCAGTCCCGGCACGAGTCCAACCAGCGCAGCCCGTCCACGTCGATACGGCGGGTGGCTACGGCCGGCTTCCCGCACGCCGAGCACGAGCGACGTGACCGGCCTGGGCTGATGCGGGACTGGTAGCCGGAGTAGCGCAGCGGCCCTGCGGGGGCGGGCTCCAGCACGGCCGGGGCGACGCCAAGGAGGGCGAGCCGGTCCAGGTCACTGGCCATGCCTGCCCCTCTCCTGCTCGCCCCCACGCTGCCGCCTGCCACCCTAGCCCCTAGAATCGAACACGTGAACGACAGTCCGCCGCCCCGACTCGCCCTGCTCCGCTTCCTCGAACGCGTCCAGCAGGGAGACCTCGACCGCACCCGGCGGTGGATCGCAGACGAGGAACGTCGTGAGACCGAGCGGCACCGCGGCGAGGAACGGCGACCGCCCGCACCAAACTGGCTCATCGAGCAAGGCCTCAACCGCGACGCCGCACCCGCCTACGTACACGTCGGCGGATGCCACATGGCCGGCAAGCGCAGCAAGGGCATCGCCCGCGACCAGGCCGTGCGCGCACTCACCGACGGCGTCACCCCGTGCCCGCACTGCAGGCCCGACACCGAGCTGGGACTGCTCGACTGACGACAGCCGCATGGCCTCCCGTGGGGAGCCGGGAGGTGCGGCGGGCCCCGCCGAGCGCGAGGCTCGGCAGGGCCCGATAGGGGGCCGCCCGGTGATCGCCAGCACTTTTCGGGCGCGACAGAAGGCCCCGCTCCAAGGAGGAGCGGGGCCCGCGATATGGCATGTTATCGAGAGTAAGCCCCTCGACTGGACGCCTTGCTTGGGCATCATGTGGGCATGGTCAACGCGACGCCGCAAACAACCGATCGCCCGAGTCTTGCCAGAATCGCCGTCCTGGAGCACGACCTCCTCGGCATCCAGCCCGAGCCTGGCACTGCTGCGGCACTCGCTGTCTGGACGCGGCGCCTTGGTCAGTGCTGGCAGCATCAGCCTGCCGCGACAGTCGGGGAGATCCCAATCGAGAAAGCCGTGTGTACGCAGTGTGGGCGCCGGCTGATACTCAACGACGGGGGCTACTGGGTGCTCGCCTGAAGCACCGTGCATGACGAAGCGCCCCCTCCCGAAGGAGGGGGCGCGCGGTCATTCGGTGTCGTCGTCGACGGGCGGCGGGAGGTCGGGTTCGAGGAACGGCCGCGGCGACAGCCAGAACGGCGGCGGGTCGTTGTCCACAGGGGTCACACTCCAGTTCGGTTGTACTCGTCCACCAGGGGATGCGGGTCCGGGGGGTCTCCGACCGGATTGCGGGACCAGCGGCGCAAGTCGTCGAAGGACCAGGAGAACGCCCGCACGATCGACTCCAGCCGTGATTGGCGCACCCGCAGCTGCTCGTTCTCCTTGTCGACCCGCTCGACCGTCGCCTGCAGCACCGCGAAGTCCTGCGCTTTCGCCTGAGGCGCCGCCTGGATCGCCGCGGCAGCCCGGCCGCCCCTGTACGTGAAATAGCCGGTGGCGATGACGCCAGCGACGGTGATGGCCGCGCCGACCAGTCCCCAGATTCCGTTCACCCGGGTCTCCCCTCGACCACCCGGCCGAGCAGATCGGGTGACCCGGACTCAGGTGGGACTCGTGATGCGCACCAGATCACCCCGCAGTGCGACGTCATGTACCAGGCGAAAATCCACAGGCCACGACTGTAGTCGCCGATCAGGCCGGCCCAGCCGTAGGCGAACGCCCACAGGGCGGGCGGGGCGGAGGCGGCGACGAAGCCGAGGCCGTCCCTGCCGAATCGCAGCCAGGCCGATATGAAGGTGGCGAGACCGGCGATGACCCACACCCACGCCCAGCAGTGCAGGGGGCGTACCGGGTGAGCAGGGAGAGCCCCATACCGGGCGGCGGCTCGACGATGAGGCCGACACCCCAGCAGACCTTGCCGATGCCCATGAAGAGGAGGAAAGGGCCGCGTCGGCCGAGGTGCCCGCTGAACCAGCCGGCCACCCGGCGCCGCACCTACACCCCCCGAACGGTGCCACCGCCGAGCGCGGCCTGCGCCCGGTCGGACACCCCCGTCGGCTTCCACAGGCCGAAGTGGGTGAGCACGCCGACGGCGAACGCGACGAGCGACAGGATGACGGCGGTGCTGAAGTCCCAGTCGGGGCCCGGGTTGGCGAACTCGACGAGGAACCCGTTCAGAGTGGACAGCGCGAGGAGGAGCACGGCCTTGAAACCGGCGTGGGTGACGCGCTTGGTGACCAGGCCGACGAGGACGGGCAGGACAACGGAGACGAGCAGGCCGATCCAGTAGGCCTTGTCGAGGGACTCGTTCATAGGGTTCTCGCTTCCTGGGTCATGAGTTCGGGACCTTCAACTTCGCCCACGAGGTGGGGCCGGGTATTCCGTCGGCGTCGGATCCCGCGTATCCGAGCTTCCGCTGCCACATCGCGTAGGAGCGGACGTCGCCGCTGCCCCACAGGTCGGCGTCGAGGTGGGACTGGTAGCGGTTGCAGCCCTCGGCGACGAGCCGCTTGTGCATGGCGGCGATGATCGGACTGCGGCGGCCGGCCTTAAAGAACCCGGCCGCCGGGAACGGCTCGTACTTCGGCTCGCCCGTCGTGGGGGCGCCCGCGAACGCCGGCCACGTGCCCGGATCCTGGTGGTCGTTCTCCGGGACGTGGGCGTGCGCGTACCAGCCCGCCTGCTCGCGCCAGACGGTCTCGCTGCGCCGTGACGTGAAGTCCGTGGGCTTCCCCATCGGCCACACGTCCGGCACGCCCCACGAGCGCACCCAGGCGTTCAGCTCGGCCCACCCCTTACAAGGGGTGTCGGTGAGCTTCGCGTACACCGCGTCGTCGACCCGGCAGTGCGGGAAGAACAGGGCCTCCACCTGGAGGACGACCGAGCCGGCTCGGTTGGTGCGTGTGCCGCCGGGCTTGTCGGCGAGGGACTTGGAGCGGGAGCTCGCGGGGAGGAACTGCGTGACGCGGCCGGTGAACGGGTCCCAGAGGATGTGCGGGGCGTTGGCCTTGCCGCTGCCGGAGAAGTAGCCGCGGAGCCGTTCGTAGGAGATGAGGTCGGCGGGCTTGGTGGCGGTGGCGTTGACGTCCCAGGTGATGTGGCCGATCGCCTTGGCGGGGCCGCCGTCGGTGGGGGCGTGGTCGCCTATGTCGAGCCGGTCGGCACCCGGCATCCACAGCTCGGGCATGGTCAGGGCTCCTCTACGGGAGAGATCGAGAGCTTGAACTGGGCGTGCGTGATCTTCCGGGGCGTGCTGTCGTTGTGGCTGGCCAGGAGCGCCAGCGGCACGTCGGCGTGCACGAACAGCTCGTGGTGCTTGGTGAAGCACTGCATGCCGGGGCTCGGCGGCCGGTGGTCGGTTGCGGTCGAGTCGGGAAGCTCGCCGAGCGGGTCGCGGACGAAGCGGTCCCGCAGCTCGCTGTAGCCGCCGTCCTCCCAGTGGATGTTCGCGGTTAGCGTCCCCCAGCCGTCCATCGCCGGGTGGATGAGGCCCGACCGGTTGTCGGCCTTCCAGTCGCCGCCGACCGGCTCGTGCATGCCCCACGCGTCGTAGGACTCCCCCGCATACGGGAAGCGGACGATGAAATACCCGCCGGGCGGGATGGTCTGCGGCTCGTTGAGGATGAGGGAGCAGACCCGGACTGCGGTCACGGTCAGCCTCCGATCTGGTCGAGGAGGTCGGCGCCGACGAGGAGCCGGATGACGCCCTGCATCTGCCGTGTCAGGGCCGGGACTTGGGCGATGTGGTCGGCGGTGGTTGCCGTCCCTGCCTGGACCTTGTCCAGGTAGGCCGCGTTGCTGGCGAGCGCTGTCCGGACGCGTGCGCCGAGCTGGTCCCGGTTCACGCGGCGTGTGTCCTCGACGGCTCTGGTCTGCGCCCAGGTGTTCTCCTCGGGCGTGAACGGGCGCTCCTCGACGAGGGCCCCGCCCTCGAAGCGCCGGTACGTGCGCGTCGGCGCGTCCCACTGCTCGGCGCTGGAGCCGTCGCGTCGTTCGCTGGTGAACGGCAGTCCGGGCTCCTCTGGGGGCGGCGGCGCGGGTTCTTCCGCCACGGCTACGCCTTGAGGGTGGTGACGATGACGATGCCCGGTCCGCCTGCGGCGCCCGCGACCGTGCCCAGGCTGGGGCCGTTCGAGCCGCCGGCCGCTCCGCCGCCGTAGGAGTTGCCGGTGATGCCGGCGGTCTGGCCGACGGAGATGCCGCTGGAGCGCTGCATCGCCCCCAGCACACTGCCGCCGCCGTTGTTGAACTTGACGGGGAACCCGGACATCGTCTGCGAGCAGCCGCCGTCTCCGCCGGGGACCCGGACGCTGCCGCCCGAGCCGCCGGTGCCACCGTCCGCCCCGGCGAGGCTCGCGCTGGCTCCGGACGAGGCGGTGCCAGCCTGACTGCCGTCACCGCCGTTGCAGGTGATGTGTGCGCCGAAGGAGCTGTTGCCACCGTTGCCACCGGCGTTCGCCCCGGCCGCCCCCGCAGTGCCGCCGGCCCCGATCGTGACGGCTTCTGTGGCGCCGACTGTGGCGGCGGCGAACCAGCCGCGGGCGTACTCGCCGCCCGCGCCGCCCGGCGACGCGGCGCCCTGTCCGGCCGTGGTGGACGGGCAGCCGCCCGAGCCTCCGCCGCCTGCCTGCACCTCGACGATGACGAAGCGGGCGCCCGCGGGTTTGGTCCAGGTGCCGCTGCTGGTGAAGGTCTGCACGTCGACGCTGCCGGGGATGATGGCGTCGGCGTCCTCGGCCAGGGCCTGCAGGTGCTCCCACAGGCGGGCGTGGTCGGTGCTCTCCGGGTAGGTGATGCCCTTGGAGGTGTCCTGGCTCAACTGCTCCTCCTCCACGAGATCGTGAGAGTCCACGCCGCGGACCAAGAGCCGCGGCCTGCGAATCGGATGTACGGGCTGTCGGAGCTGATGGAGATGGCGATGCCACCGCGGGTGCCGTTGACGATGGCCTGAGCCCAGGCGTCCGGGATCGTGAACGTCCCGGTGGCGCCGACCTTCAGCGACGGTCCGGACGTGGTCTCGTTCAGGGTTGGCGCGCCGGAGGGCCGGGTCGCCTGGGTGACGAGCCGGAGGGTGGCCGTGCGGGCTGCGAAGTCGCCGGCGGATAGGCGCTTCACGCGGATGGTCGCCTTCGTGACGGTGGCGCCTGAGAGCGATCTCGGCTTGCTGCCGTAGAAGGCGACGCCGGTGTTGCGGCCGTAGCCGGAGCCCGCGTAACGGCCCTGGAAGGTGTCGGCCGAGTTCGTCGAGCCGATGTCGGTGCGCCACTTCCCGTCCCGGTAGGACGCTGTGGCGACCGGTGTGCACGTCAGGGTGCCGGTCGTTGTCACCGGCTTCGGGACCGGCGCCGTGTCGCCGGTGTCCGGCGAGCTCTCGGGCGGCGGCGGGGCGGGTGGCGGCACTGCGGGGGCGGCGGCGACGATGTCGGAGGCCACGTAGGTGGAGCCGACGCGGTGGATGAGGAGGGTGTCGCCGACGGCGATGGTGAGGCCGCTGACGACGCGGACGGTGGTCGGGATGCCGCCGACGGATGCGGTGCAGGCGCCGCTGGTGACGGCGGAGTCGGCGTAGCCGATGAGGGGTCCGCTGCGGGCGAGGGAGGCTTTGAGGTCGCGAAGGTCAGGCATCGATCGTCCTCACCGTCAGCGTCATCGTGTCCGGTGAGTACGGCAGCGCCTGCTTCTCGATCATGCAGGGCTGGTTGGTGAGTCCGGCGCCGGTCACCGAGATCACGTCGCCGGTGATGAGGCCGGGGTGCGGCACCATCGTGACCGTCAGCCGGCGTGAGGCTGTGCGGCGCAAGCGGGTCAGCGTTGCCGTTGCGGCGGCCCGGCATTGCGCGACCGTCGTGAGCAGCGGGGACGAGAAAATGTAGGGCACCGGCAGTGGGGAGAAGGGGCCGTCGGCGCGCAGGGGGCTGTTGCCGGACCGGTCGTAGGCCACGCCCTGGATCTGGTCGCCGTCGCTGTTCTCGCCGCGAGCTACGACCACGGTGAACGCACCGTCCCTGCTGCTGGCGCCCTGCCAGCGGACCACGGTGCCGCCCGCACCGTCGGTGATCGCGAGGACCGGATCGCCTGTGTCGTCGAGGGGCTCGATGCGCAGGAAGCCGTCCTCGGTGACGCGTGGCACTGCGGGCCAGGCGTCGAGCACTTCGCTGAGGGCGCCCATGCGGTCTTCGTCCCACTGCATGCCCACCGGCACGGACCGGTCGATGAGAGTCCCGTCGAACTCCACGGTCAGTGCGGGTTCGACGAGGGAGCGCACTGTGGAGGCGAGGGTGCCCGACGGCTGGAACGGGGCCACGAGCTTGGCCTCGTCGATCAGCGACAGCAGGCCCTCCAACTGGACGTTGACGGTGTCGCCGTCGGTTTCCGCGCTGCTGGTGAGAAACCAGCCGCGGTCGATCCATTCCGTCGAGCCGCCCACGTCGACGCCGTAGGAGATCCTCAGCTGCTGCCCGAAAGCTGCAAGCGGGTGGTCGGGGCTGATCGGGTCCCATTCGACGCCGCGGTCCCGTCGCGGCACGGTCAGGGTGACGCGCTCGGGTACGGCGAGGGAGGTGTCGCGGTCCTCGCCGCCGCCCGCGATGGGGATGTCGTCGGCGAGGAGTTCACCGGCCAGCCACGATTCGGCGCGGACGACCATGGTGTGGCTGCGCTGGACGACGGCGAGGGCGGCATCGGACATCTCCAGCATCGCTCACACTCCAAAGTCCTTCATTGCCAGGGCGAGGAGCGTTGCGTTGTCTGCGGCAAGGTCGGCGAGCGTGGTGTAGTTGTCGCCCACGTCCTGCAGGGTGAAGCCGGCGGCCTCCAGGATCGACGGCCACTCCTCGGTCTCGACGACGTCCAGTGACCAGCGCCGCACGGCGTCGTACCAGTTGCGGTCCTCGGTGTCGTTCAGCACCACCAGGTAGCCGTCGACGCCCGGCAGGGTCGTCTGCTTGCGGATGAGGACGACGCCCTCGGTGGCGGAGCCGAGCACCTCGTGCAGAGCGTCGCCCTGTTCGTCGGTTTCGGTGCGCACGAGGATCGTCGCCGACGCGCCCGAGCGTGGCCGTGAGACGACCACGATGCGTCCGCCCACGTTGAACTGGCTGGAGTCGCGGTCCCGCTTTTTGTCCGGCCACGAGGCGATCACCACTGTCGCGCCGAGCCCGCGGATCGCGTCGGAGACGACGTCCCCGTCCACAGTGGAGGTGATCGTGGAGGCGGTGGAGACGGTCCACACGTTGCCGTTGACGTCCTCCAGTTCGGCCGTGTACGACACGGCCACCCCGAAGGGCTGCTCGGCATCCACGCGCAGCAGGGCGTTCTGCCCGGTGACGTCGACGGCTTCGGCCGCCCGGACCGCCACCCGGCTGGCGCCGATCACTCGGTAGATGGTGGCGGCGACGATGTTCTCGGCGAGCATGCCGGTGACCGCAGCCAGGTTCCGCGGAGGGAACGCGGTCTGCGCCGTGGCTGCGATGGCGGCGGTCGCCTCCCGGATCCGCAGGACGCCGGCCACGCCGACGGCTGCCGCGGCCAGCGTTGCTGTGACCGTCGGCGACTGGGTGCCGCTGCCGGACGACACTGCGCCGGTCGCCGCGACCATCCGGGCGTCGTGGCCGTCCGTGACGGAGTCGTCGGCCCGCTCGGTCACCGTGCCGAAGGTGATGCCCGTGGCGGCCACGGCTTCGGCGGTTGCCGAGGCCGTGGACACGCTCACTGCGTAGCCGAGCACCGCGAAGTCGCCGGCAGCCCACGTCAGCGCCGTGGAGGCTGCGGCGGAGAAGCCGGTGCCGGAGGTGGTGTCCTCGCCGAAGCTGACGGCCCACCGCCAGCCGGTGCCCGCGCTGCGGTCGAGCACGAGGATCCGCCCGCACACCAGCGATCCCGTCGACCCGGACGGGATTCGCGTCGAGGGGGCCGCATCGGAGCCGACGAGGACCCGCGTGAACCAGGTCAGCCGGCGCGGGCCCGCTGCCGCGCCGAACACGCCGCCGCCCCCGGAGAGGGTGCCGGCGAGGTTCCATCCGGACGGGGTGGTGGGGATGGACTCATCGGTGTGTGCGGAGACCACTTGGAGGACGGCCAGGCGTCCGGCGGTGGCCCCGGCCGGGTAGGCGGGGGTGATCGTGTCGGCGTGGTTGGACAGGGCCCCGATGCCGATGTAGGAGATGGCCACTCAGCGCCTCCCTACCTTGGCCCGGTACGCCTGCCGCTGCTCGGAGTCGCGGATCATCGGCTGGACCGTGCCCCGCACGGCGCCGAGGAAGGTGCCGTTGTCGAGAAACAGCTGGCCCGTGAACTGGCCACCGCCCGTGGCCGCGGCCGAGCCGGGCGGCGGGCCGCCCCAGGCGGCGCTGATCGCCGCAGCAGACATGCGGTGCCCGGCCGCCTGCACGTCGACGAGGGTGCGGTCCATGCCCTGCACGAGGCCCGCGCCGAGCTGCATGCCCACCTGGTCCCGCATCACCGCAGACGGGCTCTTGATCTTCAAGGCCTTCTTGATGGCCTTGACGAGGCTCTGGCCCAGCTTGTCCATCTGCTTCTGCAGCGCCTTCTCCTGCGAGATCAGGCCCTGGAGGAAACCCTTGCCGGCGTTCTTACCCGCGTCGTACAGGGCGTCGGCCGAGGTGCGGCCGATGCTGTTGGCGAGCCCGGCTCCCTTCTTTGCCAAGGAGTTGAGCTGCTTGAACTCGGAGCCGGATGCGGTCATGAGGCGCTCGGCGAGGTCGCTGCCGGGTCCCTCCTCGATAACCTGCCGCAGGAGATCTTTGTTCAGGCCGCGCGACCGCAGGAAGTTGATGTCCTTCTTGAAGTCGGTGGCTTCGGCCTGTCGCGCCTTCATGTCCTTGATCAGGGACTTGGCGTTCTTGCCGTCGCCCAGCGCCAAGAACTCCTTGGTGTTGCCGGTCTGGTCCTTGGCGAACTGCCGGGCCTCGGCGATCTTTTCGCGCAGGTTGTCCCGCTTGTCCGCGAGGGACTGCAGTTTGCGGCTGGTCCGCTCGACCTGTCCGGCGAGCCGCCATCCGGTCTTGCCGAGCTTCTTCAGGTCCGTGGCGAGCGCCTTGGACGCAGACTTGATCTCGGACGCCGACTTGGTCAGCGAGCGGGAGAAGTCCCCGAAGTCACCGGGCAGTTCGCGGCGCGCGTTGATGATGGACTGGGGCGTGGTCTTCTTCCGCTTGACGGTGCCGCCCTTGGCGTAGCCGACGATGCCGCCGTCCGCAAACATCGGCATCCGTCGGCCGAAGCGGCCCCAGTTGTTGAGGGCGCCGATGAAGCCGGCTGGGCCGAGGCCGGTGCGCTGTCCGCCCTTGCGCACGGTCTCCGGGACGAGGACACCCTCGCCGCGTGACGCGAGGATCAGCTGATCGTCGATGCGAGGGGCGTAGCCGGGGATGTACAGACCGTCCGCGGCGTGTCCGACGATTCCGCCCAAGGACATCCGGCCGGCGGACACGCCCGCGATGTTCTTGCCCTTGTACTGGTAGTACGTGGTGATGCGGACGCTCTTGTCACGAAGGCCGTTGATCGCACTGGCGAGGGCGTATACGGCGGCCTGCTGGCTGCCGGTGGGCACCGTGATGGTGACCTTCTTGCCCTTGGTCCGCTTCACCTTGTAGCCGAGCCGTTCGAGCGCAGCTTCACCGGCCTTGGTCAGAGCGTCGACGGTGATCTTCTTGCCGCGGGTGTTCTTGACCTTCCGCTGCACGTTCTCCAGATCAGAGATTGCGCCGTTGGTCTCCGCCTTGACCTCTGTGCTGGTCTTCGGCGGGATCTGCGCGTACCTGCCGATCAGGTCCTTGATCTGCTTGTCGGTGAACCCGGCCTGCTTCATCGTCCGTTTCAGGGCGGCGATGTTCGTCTCCAGGACGGCGTTCCCGGCCTCGACGCTGCCCTTCTGGTCGGCTACCGACTGCGCGTACTCCTGCGCGGCCTTCGCCGAGTCGAGGAACGCGGTCTTGACCGCGCGCCCCTTTTCCGAGGTGATGTCCAGCCCGGTGCCGTTCTCCTTCACCGCTGCGGCGAGATCGTCGAGAGACTGCTCGAATGCGATCTGTCCCTCAGCCGTGGTGATCGCAACGCCGTTCAAGAGGTTCAGCGCCTCGGTCAACTTCTCGGCCGCCGTGCGCTGATCGGCCATCTCGTCGGCGGTCATGGCCGTCGCGTCGCCGAGTTCACCCTGCGTCTCGGCGCTGATCTTGGCCTGAGTGTCCGAGCCCGCCAGAGCGTTGCTGTACTGCGGCAGCAGCGTCAGCGTCTTCTCCGCGGACGTGCCGTGCTTCTCCGCCTCGGCCGCCATCCTCTTGAAGCCCTCGGCTGCCGTGTCGGTGGCGCCACTCGTCACCAGTGAGGCGAGGGCCTCGTCGAGCGCGGTGACCTTCTCCCGGGCGTCCTCCAGCCAGGGGCTGCCGTCGGCCATGGGGTCGAACGTGGACAGGAAGTCCTCGAAACGGCCCGCAACGTTGGGGTGGGCGATCCGTGCGACCGCCTCTCCGAAGCCGTCCAGGTCTTTACCGAAGGCCTTGGTGAGTTCGCCGCCCTTCTTGCCCTTCTGTGCCAGGTCCACCAGGGAGTTGGCGAGCTTGGTGGCGTTCGGGCCGGCGCCGCGCATCTTGTCGGCCAGGGAGTCGATGCCCCAGGCGACCGCAGTGAGGGCGCCGAGGACGAGGCTCATCTTGCCCAGCGTCATCATCTGCGCCCGCACCACGGTGGACGTGATGCCCATCGCGATCAGCTCGCGGCGAACCAGCATGATGCGCGGCAGCAACAGGAGCATCGACGCCCCTGCGAGACCGAGTACACCGACGAGTCCGGTCAGGAGACCCACGGACTGCTGGAGGCCGGGCGGAAGCGAGCTGTAGGCGTTCACGAGCCGGGTCACCCACTGCACCATGTCCCGCAGCGAGGAGTTCGCGGCTGTGCCCGTCTCAATCAGCGCCGACTCAAGGGCCGCCCGCAGCAGCTTGGTGTCCCCGATCAGGTTGTCCATGCGCGTCTGCGCGACTGCCTGCGCGTAACCCTGATCGTTGACAGCGTCGGTGTAGGTACGAACGCCCTCGGCGCCGTGCTTGTAGATGATGTTCGCAGCACGGACGGCGTCCGACCCGAAGATGATGCCCATCGCGGAGTTGCGGGCCTCCGGCGTCAGCCCGGAGAACGCCTCCTTCATCCGGGCGGACATCTCCTGCAGACCCACGAACTGGCCCTGGGCGTCATAGGCGGAGAACCCAAGCTTGTCCATCGTGGCCTGCGCCTCTTTGGACTGCGGGGTAAGCCGCTGCAACATGACCTTGAAGCTGGTGCCAGCGTCGGAGCCCTTAAGTCCCTCGGCGGCGAACAAGGTCAAAGCGCCCACGGTGTCTTCGAGGCTCAAGCCGGTCTGGGAGGCGACCTGGCCGGCCATGCGCAGCGACAGGCCCATCTGGTGCACGTCGGTCGTGCTCTTGTTCGCGGCGGCGGCGAGGACGTCGGCGACGTGCCCCACATCCTTGCCCTTCAGCCCGAACACGGTCATCGCGTTGGCGGCGATCTCCGCGCCTTCGGCGACGTTGATCTCGGCCGCCGCCGCCAGGTTCAGTGCCCCCCTCAGCGCGCCCCCGGAGATATCCGCTACGGACACACCGGCCTTGGCAAGTTCGTGCTCCGCCTCCGCCGCCTGCACCGCCGAGAAAGCCGTTGTGCGGCCCATCTCCAGGGCGGCAGACCGCAGCTTCGCCATCTCGGCGCCGTTGGCCTGTGCGACGGCCTTGACGTTCGACATGGCCTTCTCGAACCGGGCGCTCGCGGCGACCGCGAAACCGAACGCGGCGATCAAGCCCACCGAGGCGCCCTGCACCATCTTCAGGGCGTTCCGCTGGTTCTCGCCGACCCGGGTCATGGTGCGCCCGGCGTCCCGCATCCGGGTGCGGATATCGCGCGAGGTGCGGCCGGCCGTGCGCGAGGCCTCGCCCATGCGGGCCCGGAACGCCGTGATGTCGGCGGTCAGGATGACGGATACGGTACGGACGGCCATCGGTCACCCCCTGGTCAGGTTGACGTGCAGGCCGCGCATGTCACCGCCGCTGCTTTCGAACTGGCCCACCGTGCTGGCCGCTTTGTGGCAGGCATGGCAGCGCACCAGATGCGCCTCCCACTGGCCCTCGCTTTTCGAGTCGGTGGCGTCACTCCACGGCTGACGGCAGTCCGGGCACACGTCCTGCTCGACGTGGTGCAGGGCAAGCGCCCACTCGCGGTCCTCGTCCGTCCACAGCGGCTCGCCAGGCTGCGGCCACGGCCGCCCCAGGAAGATGCTGCGCGGGACGCCCCAGGCCCGCGCGGTCTCTACTTCCCGTCGGTGAGGGAGGCGAGAATCGCGGAGGCATGCAGCGCGAAAGGGACAGTCGTCCCCTCGCTGTTCACAGTCCAGGCGGCGTTGATGAGCTCCTGGCGTTGCCCGAGGTTCAACTGCTCCCACAGGGCGGCGACATCGTCCGGCGTCATCACCGGGTCGACCGCGCACGCGGCCACCAGTGCAGGGGCGAGGGTTTCGTCGTCCCACGACTCGTCCGGAGTCTTGCCGGGATGCTCGGCCACGAGATCGCTCCACGCCTTGTCGCCGAGCGCGCGGAACGTGAACGGCACCTCCGCTGCCTGCATCCGCTCGCGGGCGTCCTTGATCTTCTCGGCGATCTCGATGCCCGGGTTGGCCTCGGCCAGCGACTGCTGCTGCCACGACGACGTCGCCGCCAGGTCCGCCTCCAGTCGCTCCACCTCGGCGGCCACATCCCCGGCGAGACAGATCCGCACCGTGTGCTCCCGAGGCTTCGCCTTCGCCAGGATGTCCTTGATGTCGGGCATCAGGCCACCGTCGCGTTGGTGTTCGGCTCGTCGCGCAGCTTCATCTGGCTGGTGAACTTGGCGACCTCGTTCGGGGCCGGCGGGATCGAGTTCCGCTCGCCGCACTCCACCGGGTACACCTCGACCTTCTGTGCTGCGGCCCACGCCGTGGTGTACGGCAGGACGCGGCGCACCACGAGGTAGCCGAGCGTCTGGTAGGTGAGGGTCGTCCACGGCAGGTCGTCACCCGAGCTGTCGCCCCGCTTGAACGTCACCTCGGGCGAGAACGAGCGGCGGCCGGCGCGGTTGGTGGTGAACGTCGACGCGAGCGAACTGTTGTCGACATCCGCGGTCTCGGCCGGAATGTTCAGGCCGTCCGGGGTGATCCGGGTCGTGAAATCCAGACCGGCGTTCAGCTCGGCGGCCGTCGGCGCGGCGATGTTGGCGATGGTGGTCACCCAGTACACCCGGGTCTTACCGTCGTTGATCACGTCGGACATGACGTGCCTCCTTCAGGGCATGAAAAAAGCCCCGAGGACGGGGCGGGACAGGGCGGGAAGGGGGTCAGATGACGAGGCTCGCGACGGTGACGCCAGTGGTCGACGAGTAGGCGATGGCGGCACTCGTCCCGTCGGCAGTCGACGCGAAGAGACGGCCGAGGAGCGGGCCGATCATCTTGTCCCCGGTCGTCGCCGGGACCGTGACGACCAGATCGGCGACGGCCTGGCCGTCGACCGTGGCGGTCGCCGTGACCGTGACGGTCATCGAGCTGCCGTTGGTGTTCTTCACGTGCAGGAACGAACGGTCGCCGCACGTCACCGTCGTCGACCCGGCCGCAGCCGAATACGTCGGGGTCAGGCCCGACCGTGCGATGACCTGCTGGGCAAGAAGCGCCATGAGAAAGCTCCAATCAGGCGGAGGTGGACATCAGCCGGTACTGCACCGGCACGTAGAACAGCGGCGGGGACACGTCGTCGTCGCGCAGCACGGGCGGCCCGCCGAGTTCCTCCGGCCGCCACACCGTCCGCCCCGCCACCGTCAGCGGGGCGAACAGTGCGCCACGGACCTTGTCGACCACCCAGAGACATTGCTCCTCGGTCGGGCCGACGCAGGTCACCTGGAACACGCCGTCCCAGTCGGTGCGGACATCGGCCAGCGACTCCGACATCGACTGGCCCGGGGCGAAGTAGAGGACGGCGTACCTCTTGCCGGAGGGAACCGGGTCGGGTGCGCCCCCGAGGCCCACGCTCAGACCGACGCCTGCCAGGGCCGTGCGCACAGCGTCACGGTGCGGGAGCACCGCGGGCGGCGTGCTCATCCGCGGCCCAGCTGCGCGCCGATCGCCGCCACGTGCACAGTGAAGGCTGCGGCCTCGGCGGCGAGCGCGCGGGCCCCATCCATGTGCGGCGGGTTCTTGACGGACCCGAATTCCAGCAGGTTGCCGAGCGCACCCTGCGGGCGGGTCTTGTCCGGGCCGATCTCCGCCGAGGCGCCCGTCGGATGCGGGCGCATGTCGTAGCTGATCGACGCCGGATACAGCCGGGCGTGGCGCCCCGCCGTGGCCGTCGCGTTGGCACGCCATCCGTTCTTCACGTTCAGCGCGCCCCGGGCGACGACCGCACGCGCCTGGACCTGCGCTTGCACGGCGTTCACCCGGAACACGGCGGCGAGCTCGTCCAGCTGCCGCGTGTTGGCGTTGATGCTCATGACCGGTCCTCCGCGATGATCCGCCACGCCGTTGACGTGCCCGAGTACTGCACGCCCGTCACCCACAGCCTCAGCCCCACCAGGCGGGCGTCCGGGGAAGCCGTCACCTCCAGGACGTCACCGGGCTTCGGCCGTTCGCCCGGCGCAGGCAGGTCCGTGGAGAACGGCAGCGACACCTTGTACTGCCGCAGGGTCACTTCCCGCTCGCCGGCCTGCACCTCCGCGTCGGCGAGCTGATCTGGTTTCACGCGCGCCCTGCCCGAGTAAAAGGTCACCTCCGGTGGGCCCGGGACCGAATTGCTCGTCACCCGGTCGAAGACGTCCGGGCCCGGCCGGTACATGGTCACCGTGTCCCGCATCAACGCCTCCGCCTCGGCCCGGCCAGCCGCCAGAGCCGCCTCCAGGGCGGTCACCGCAGCGTCACCGTGCCGAAGCGGCGCCGGTACGGGGCGAGGATCTCCCGGTGCGCCGCCGACAGGGTGCCGGTGCCGAGCGTCTCCGCGGCGAACATCCGCGAGAAGTCGTCGATGGCGACGCTCCGGAGCCCGCCCGGATTGGTAACGCTCATGACGGCGAGGTCCAGGCACACAGCGCGGACGTCGTCCGGGACAGCGTCCCACCCGTGCGTGTAGGTGACCTCGACGAGGCCGGGGTCCGGGTACGTTGTCGTGCCAGGCAGCCGCCGCCAGCCACCGGTGCGCAGCAGGCGGTCGCCGGACAGCACCCAGTCCTGCAGCACCAGCGCGTTGACCTTCACCTGGGAGACCGAGACAACGGGCCGCTGCGGCAGCACCAGTTCGCACTCGTCGATCACTCGCAGAGTCGAAACGTCGTCGGTAACCCGGGTGATGATCTGCCGCGTCCATCCCCGGATGACAGCCGACGCCGAGGCCAGCGCGATTTCGGCGGTCGCGGCCTCCACTGTTGTCTGCGCGACGGCGTTCAGGTCGGCCGCCGTGGCGAGCGGGGGCAAAGCCATGGCGGCCTCCCTTCGTCAGCGGGCCCGGGACTCGTCGTCCAGCTGCTGGCGGACCTTCCGTGCGTGCTCGGGGTCCGTCTCCGGCGTTGGTTCGCCCGCGAGGACACCCGCGACCGTGTAGGCGTGGTTGTCGGTCGGGTCGACCTCCACACCGAGGAGGCCTCGCTCCTCCGCCTTGTCGACGGCCTCCTGGACCTCCTGTTGCGCCTTGTCCTTCGGCGGCTGGGCCTTGCGCTCGGTCATGGGGCTGCTCCTCAGTTCCGGGAGATGGTGACCCGGAGCAGGCCGCCCGGGTCGGTGATGCCGGTGCCGACGTGGATCGACCGCCACTGCAGGGTGTCGCCCTCGGCGAGCACCAGGTTCGCGGCCGTGGCGGACAGGGTGATGGTCTTCTCGTCGTTCGCTGAGGCGTTGACGCCGTTGGTCAGCGCCAGTGACGCGACGGTCGTGGAACCCGAGCCGGCTGCGCCCTTGTTGACGAGGCTGACGGTGCGGCTGTTGGTGTCGGCGCCGGTGATGGCGGCCTCCGGGACGTACTGCACGGACGTGACGGTGCAGGCGAACGGGGCCTGCGCGATCACCGTGTCGTCGTCGTTGCCCGCCGTGGAGACGGCCGGGACGTCCGCCTCGATGACCCGCACGTAGGGGGCGGTGTCTGCCATGAGGTGCTCCTTTTCTGCGGCGGGCCGCGGTTACGGCAGGTCGATGCGGGCGACCGGGTACCGGCTCGCCTCGGTCGGCTGGTCGTTGTTGATCGTGTTCGCGACCTGCCAGCCCACCCGGAAGGTGAGACGGATCGCGGTCATGTCCTGCTGCGCGAGGTTGTAGACGATCGCCCCGGTGTTGTCCTGGATGACGGCCTGGTCGAGGATCTTCATCGTGATGTCCTGCCGGACACCCACGACGAACTGGGACCAGTCGCCCGCGAACAGGGTCGGCGAACCCGTGGTGGTGCCGAACAGGCCGCGCATCGGGTAGACGATCGGCATGCCGTCGAGCGACATCAGGTTGCCGGCGACGCGCGACTCGTCGAGCTTGCGGCCCTGGCTGTCACGGGACTTCCGCAGCCTGGACTTCACCGAGGTGGCCCCGACGAAGCCGTTCACCTCGTAGCCGTCGGCCTCGACCTTCTCGTAGGCGTTGTCGACGTCGCCGTAGAACGCTCCCGCCGTGGCCGCCGAGTTCGCCGTCACGTTGTTGCCTGCGGCCGTCGCCGCGGACGCGATGCTCGTCGGCCACGAGCTCGGGGCGTTGGTCCCGAAGAACGCTGCGGCATCCAGCGTGCGGCCGAACGCCTCGGTGAGCAGCGGCATCGCCTCGTCCCACACGTTGGCGTCCACGTCCGCCAGGACACTGTCCGGGACCGGCATGATCGTGGCGATCTCTTCGATGTTCAGGAACTTGTTCGTCCAGTTGACCTCGGTCGTCTGCTTCAGACCGGTGTCACCCGTGACGAAGTACGCGGTCGGCAGCGCCGACAGCACCGGGAACCGGACCTGTGCCCGCCCCACCGGAACCCGGCGGAACAGGCTCAGGACGGCGGACTGCTCCAGCGCCTTGCCGAGCATCTCGTTGGAGACCTCTTCCGGGATGAGCGCCGCAGCGTCCGTCCTGGAGGTCAGGTTGTTGTAGGCCATGGTCCGGCCTCCTCATTCCTTGTCAGCCGGCCGGACCTCGCCGTGCCGGAGCTGGGTCAGCCCAGGCCCGCCTTCTGGCGGATCAGGGCATTCATGTCGGCGGGTGCCGCCGCAGTGGTGCGGGCTCCCCCATCGAAGGACGGCGGCGCGGCCTCCTTGCCGAGGTGCGGCTTGCGCTTCAGCAGGTCGGCGAGCGCCTTCTCGACAGCCTTGGTGTCGACGTCCCCGTCGTTGTCGACGAAGTCGGACGGGTTGAGGAACGCCGCGGCGTCGGAGGGGTCCGCGAACGTTGCGGCGGCCAGGGCCCGGACCTCGGCGCGGACGGCTCGGTCCGTCACCGCCGCGACACGCTTCTCGGCCGCTTCAGCCCTCTCGGAAGCCTTCTGCAGCTCCGACTTGTCGCGGTCCTCGATCTCTTTGAGTCGAGCGGCCTGCGCACGGCCAGTCTTCTCGGCCTCCCTCGCGCGACGCTTCCACTCGTCGAGGGCCTTCTCCCCCGCCGGGCCGAGGACAGCGTCGCCGCCCTCCTGTGCCCCCGCCGGTTCGGCCGCGGCCACAGCGGGCGCGCCCCCCTCGGACGTGGTCGATTCGATTGCAGATTCGGACATTCGTTGCTCCCGTTGCGGGATCAGGCCGCGCGTTGCGCGCGGTCAGGTCAGGTAGCCGAAGCGCCGCAGCATGGCGATCGCCTCGTCCCGGCTCTCCGCGAGCCGGTAAATCTCCTCCGGCATGAGCCGGGGCGTCCGGAGTCGGAACTGGCGGCCGATGTCGGCCGGGACCTGCCCGCGCGCGATGGCGCGGGTCCGCTCCGAGCGGTAGAACTCGCCGCGCGTACTGACACCCTCGCGGGTCGCCCTCACCCGGCGGCCGAACGCGGACGCCGTATGCATGCCGCGGCGGGCGTTCACGACCGATGTGATGTCCGCGCCGTCCCGAATCGCCCTGGCGCCGGCGATGGTGAAGATGCGGTCCTGCTCACGGCGGGACAGGCTGCCGAAGTACGTCTGCGCGTCGACGAAGCCGCGCGGGCCGCCCCTGCCGACGGTGGGCGCCATCTCCCGGTGCTCCAGGAACCCCCGCCGCAGGCTGGAGCGGGCGATGAGCGTGGCCGGCATGTGGATGCAGTCGCACCGCGGGTGTCGCTGGAAGCCCGCGTTCCACCCGAATTCCTTGCCCGACAGGATCGCGCAGCGGGCACAGCACGGTGCTGCGGCGATCCGGATGTAACCCCTGATCGTGCGCCGACCTGCGATACCCGCACCCACCGCCGTCCGGCCGGCGTCCGCGACCTGCGTGGCCGCCATACGCAGCAACTGGTTCAGGCCGCGCATCATCGCATCCACGTCCGCCGCTCCGGCGCCGATGGCCTCTTTCGTCGTGATCACCGGCAGGTACAGCAGCGAGTCCAGCGGTCGGCCGTCCGAAGCATGCCCGGCGAACGCCGCCGGGCGAAGCCGCGCGCCTGCGCCCGGCTCGCCGCCATCCGCCGACTCGATCGCGTCGATGTACGGGTCGGCCTGGGCCGCGGCGGCCAGTTGCCCGGCCGCCACCGCCTCCACCACCGCCGGCCCCACCAGCAGGCTCCACGAGTCGGTCAAGTTGCCGCGGTCAAGCGTCCTCCACAGGCGCTGCACTCGGTTCGCCGTCCGCCTCGCCAGCCGGGCCTGCGCCGTGTAATGGGCAGCCGCCACATCCACGGCCTGCCGCCTCACGGTCACGCCGTCGTCTCCGGCGCCAACTCGCCCTGCCCAGGCGTCGGCTTGGGCCCGTACTCCGCCGCCAGGTCACCTTCCAGCGCCCGCGCGAGAGCATCCTCGCTGAGCCGGCGCCAGCGCTCGACCTCCTGCGGCGTCGCACCCCACCGCTCCCACAGCACCTCCCTGGGCACGCCCAGGCTGCTCATCTTGACCAGAGCGTCAACCAGCTCGCCCTCGGTGCGCCACTCGGGGGACTTCCACACGATCCGGGCCTGCGAGGACGCGAACCCGGCCAGCCGCATCGTGCGTTCCAGACCCTCCTCCAGGAACCGGCGCCGCTGGTAGATCCTGTGGATCAGGCCCGCCTCAGCGGCCTTTAGTGCCTCAGCACTGAGGTTGATCATCGACCCGAGGAGGTAGTGCGGCGGTGTCGACGTGATCGCGGCAATGTCCTGGACGTCCGCCTCCTTGCCCTTCAGGTAGCCGGACAGGTCCGCGGCTGCGAACTGGCCGAACCGCGCGCCGTCGTCCTCCGCCATCAGGATCCGGTTCACCGCCACGTCGAACGGCTGCACCGGCTGACCGTTCTCGTCGACCGGGATCTCCATGCCCGTGACCCACTTCTGCGGGAACGCCGCATACTCCTGGGTCATCATCCGGTCCGCGATCGTCTTGTTGATCCGGTCCTGAATCCCGGTCACCGACCGCAGCTCGCTGGCGCCCGGCTTCAACATGCGCGGCCGGTTCGCCAACTGGCCGAACGGCACCTCGCGCAGCAGGTTCAGCCCGCCCCACTCCTCGCCGCGGACCTCCCGCCGCACCCACCGCGGATTCTCCCCGTGCTTCGGCTCCGGCGCCTCGAACTTGTAGATCCGGTCCGGCAGATACAAGGTCGCGCACAGCCGGGCCGTCCAGTCGTCCAGCCAGAGCTTCAGCGCCGCCGCCAGCTCCCCCGGCTCGCCCGGCACCTCCTCGACGATGACCTGCGTCGGATGCTCCGGCGTGATCCGGGTCCCCTTGCGGCGGCCCTCCGGCGGCGACACCAGCATGTACGCCTCGCCACGGATCGCCGCCTCCAGGAACGCCAGAGCGGAGCCGCCGTCCAGGTTGTTGTCCTGCCACAGCTCCCAGGCACGCTGGTCCTCATCGCCACTGTCCGCCTGGAAGCCGGCCACCTCCAGGCGGCCCACCAAGGCGTCGACAACGAGCTCCATGTAGTTCGCCCGCGACATCTTCAGCAGCCGACGGAACGGGTCCCGCGCCTTCTCGTGCAGGAAAGGCAGCGGATGCTCGCACTCGTAGTAGTCGTCGTAGACCTCGGTGTCCTTCGACCGCTTGCACAGTGCCTTGTACAGGCGGTCACGCCACCACTCCGGGGACTGGACAGCAGGCTGAGGCATCCGGCCCCCTCTCGGTCAGAATCCGACAACCCGACGACGCCTGGTCCTGGCCAGTCCAGAGGCGACCGCGTCGCCAGCCGCTTCATGGGCGAGGATCGCGCACATGCCGAGGTCGATCTTCTGCGCCTCGGACGCCTTCCTGAGCAAGTACCGGCCCGCTGGCCGGGCAGCCTTGCGGGCGTTGCGGATGTGCTGCCCCGTCCACTGGCAGCCGTCGTGCCGGAACGTCGAGTCCTTCTTCGTGACGTCCGTCGCGAGGCGCTCCGCCGCGCTGTGCATCTGCGCGACCCGGTTGGTGTACCAGCGGGTGACGACCTTTTCCCCGTGCCGCTCGGCAAGCGTGTCCGCCTCCGTCTCCCAATACGGGGGGTCCAGATATGCCCGCACCACCCGGTACGTGGTGAAGACCTCGTCGAACGCGGCCATGACCTCCAGGCGCGGAACCTGGCCGCCCCAGTCCCGCGGATTCCACACCGTCGGCAGGGAATCCGGCCCGTAGGTCGGGGTGAACTGGTAGCCGTCCAAGGTCTCCAGGCGGATACCGGTCCAGTCGTCGATGTCGGAGCCGTCAAAGCCCAGCGTCACTGCCGTGCCCGGCTGCACCTCGCGCGGCTCGCACCGAAGATCCCAGCGGTCACCGTCGATGTAGGCGCCCGTGCCCGCCACGATCCTGTTCAGGTAGAAGCGCTCCGCCTGCGCAGGATCCTTCTCGGCGATCTCCACGAGCTCGCCGTCGATGCGGTCCAGGTCAACCCATCCGCCAGCGGACACGCAAGAGTCGCCGTAGGCGAGCTTGAGCCCCTTGTGCCGCTCCCGCTTGTTCGCCAGCGATGCCGGCGGCGGAATCCGGTGATCGCGATAGACGTCCTTCACGGACGCCTCCGACGTGCGCTGTGCCACCGACTGCTCCGACGGATCCCACGCGTTCGTGGTCTCCACCGCCCGGCCGCCCGTGCCCGAGAGGTTACGGCGCTGCGTCTCGGCGAGTCTCCAACCGCCGTTCGCCTCCAGCCACGAGTGCGTCTCGTCCTGCACCGCAAACGTGATCCGCTGGCCCAGGCGGGCCCGGCCCGAGCTGGTAACCGGCTCGATCCGGCCGCCGCCCGGCACGTTGATCCGGGTCTCGCCCGTGTCCGGGATGACGTCCGCAAGCGGACCCTCGTCGATCATGGGCACGAGCGCCCGGTAGACGTTGTCCGTCTGGTCCTCGGACGTCGCCGCAATCTGGATCCACGGCGTCTCCCACGGGCGGCCGACCGGCTCGCCCTGCGCGTCCCATCCCGCGAACCGAACCGGGCCCGTCGCCTCCGCGCACACCATCGCGCACGTCAGCGGCCCCTTGCCCCACTTCTGTGGGCGCACCAGTTGCGACCGCCGGTAGGCCCACGCCGAACGCCAGCCCTCCTCGGAGGCGTCCTCCCTCAGCCGGTAGTGCCAGGCCAGGAACCGCCACATCTCATCCGTCAGCAGATACGGCTCGCCGATCTGGTCGCCGTCCGGGATGACGCAGTGCCCTTCGATCCACTCGCCAACCGCCCAGCCGAGCGTGGGAAACTCGCCAGGATGATCAGGACCCCGCCACGGCACCGGAGCCACCCTCGGAGTCGACGACACGCAGCCGCTGCCGCGCGGTCCGCTTCGCCCGGGTCGTGCGCTCCTGCCGCTGCTCGGCGACCTCGTCCGGCGCGACCTCCCAGCGAAGCCTGAGCATCGCCAACGGCGTCAGCCCAAGCCGGTCGCCCAACTGGCGAGCCTCTTTCGAAGCATCCAGGTCGCCCATCTCCGCCTTTACCTTCCAGCGGACATACTGCGCGACCTCGCGGGTCCAGCCGAGCCTCTCCCACGCCACCGCCTGCGGTGTCGCCCACAGATCCCGCCACAGCTCCGCTTCCAAAGCGGCCTGTGCCTCGATCTGCTTGTCCAGCACCATCGCCGCCGACTGGGCGGCATCCAGCTTCCGCTGCACCGACGCCCTCTGACGGCCCTGCAGATCCGGCTCCAGCAACTGCAGCTCGTACTCATCGGCCTGCCGCCGGGCCATGTCCCGCTGCGCCGACGCCACCACGTCATCGATCAGCGGCCACCTGGGCGGGTCACCCTGTCGGCCACCTGCCGGCAGCCGGGTCATCGCGATCGTGGCGTTGCGCCTGCGCCGCTCCCCGGCCGACTTGGGAGGAGGTCCCATCCCTGCCATCGTGATCACTCTCCATGTGCCGTTGCGGCACGTCAGCGCCCGCCGTTGCGGCGGAAGCGCGAGTCACACTGGGTCACCATCACCAAGATCACGAGCTGCCCAGACCCGTACAGACCCCGAGCGCCCTCCCCGGCGGTCCGCCATGATCGTTCCTAAAGGATCACCCCCCAGGTGATCATGACCGAGAGTGACAATGATCTTGACGTGATCTCGAACAAGATCCACTCAGATCTCAGGTGATCATTCCGAGCCGGCCGGGCCGCCCGATGATCACTGGTTCCAGCCTCCCGGCTGAGACCTGGCCGTCTCGCTGGAGTGACACGGCCCGCACAACCCTCGACCGTGCTTCGGATCATTCGGGTCCAGACCTCGCTCGACCAACTCGCGCCGACTCAACGGGTAATGATCGGCATGGACACTGGGCAGCCGACCGCACAGCACGCACGTCGGATGCAGAGCCAGCACCGCAGGCCTGAACCTGGTCTCGTGCTCACGCCCGTAGCCACGCTGCCTTGCCGTACCACGCTGCTTCTCAGCCTTGGCCCGGCACCCGTCACACCTGCCGGCCTGCGTGTACTCGGGACAGCGCGGTGTGGTGCAGACCCTCCAGCCTCCACGTCTGGGCATCGGCACCTCCGGTTCGGTACGGTGTGCGCCTTCTGTGGGGGTGGTGTGCGTGAAGACGGATGCGGCGCTGGGTGTGTTCGTGGTGGGCCTGGCCGTGCTGATGATCGGCGTGTTCCGCAGGTTCGAGGCCGGCCTGCTCGTGGTCGGCGGACTGATGATGCTGGGCGCGGTCGCTGCCACAGCGCGGCAGCGCCGCACCGGCCCGGACCCTGAGGTGACGTTCAGGCCCGGCGGGAAGGACCGGCCGTGGCGCCGGTAGATCAGGTGATGCTGAGGTATCCGGACAGGCGCACGATGTTCTCCGGGCCAGGCGGATCCACGCTGACGTAGACCCGGTAGTCGCCCTTGGCCAGCGTGATGGTGCCGCCGTCGGGACCGACGAGGAGCCGGGCGTCGCTGTCGTCCCAGTCGCCCGTGTGCCAGTCGTCTTCTCCCGGGCCGTCCCGGTTCGAGACGGGGAGGAAGGCGAGTTGCGGCGGACTGCCGTCGATCTCCACGCCGTCGGGTCCGGTGACGGGGACGTGCACGTACTCGGTCGAGGAGGCTGGGATCACCACGGTTCGCCCACCTCCCAGTCGCCTGCGTGCGGTGCGCCTGCCGTGTAGGGCCCGCTGTACGGTGCCCCGACCGTGACGTCGATGTCCACGTCGGGTGTGCCGGCTGCGGCGAGCGGCCTCGCTGTGCCGGTCTCCGCGGCCCGTCCGATGGTGGCGCTCTTGCTGCCGGTCAACGGCTGGGCTGCCTCGTCCGATGCGGCTGGGCCCAGGCTTCGGCTCATCGTCCCGACGAGAGGCTGGGCGGTCTCGGTCTGTGCCGCAGCGGGCAACGGTGCCGCCTTGGCTCCGGCGAGCGCCTGTCCGGCCTCGGCTTCCAGCGCGGGATCAAGGGCGGCGGCCTTGCTGCCGGCCAACTGCTGGGCAGTCTCGGACGCAGTAGCGGTGCCGAGGGTCGCGCCCACGGTCACGTCTGCGGCGGTGAAGTCGTCGAAGCGGATCGCGCCAGCGCTCTCCGAGCGGATGCCGACGTTGACCCCGGTCGTGACGTGGGTGTTGGTGAGCGATACGCGTTCGACACCGTTGACGAAACCCTTGATCGTCGAGCCGACTGCTTGGACTTTCGCCATGTCACCAGGCGCCGCTGCAGCTGCGTAGGTGTCGAGGGCGGTGAAGCTGCCGCCGACGACGGAGAACAGGACCCATTCCGACCCGTCGTTACGCCACAGGTAGCCGGAGCTGATGGTCGCGTTGCCGCGGCACCACACACCCTGACTCGCGGGCGCCGTGGCTGCGATGGTGACCTGCGCGTAGTTGTCGTCGGACGCCATCGCACCGGCCGCGCGCAGGATGATCGTGCCACCCGCAGCGCCCGGGGAGAGCTGACCGGAGACGATCGACCAGTCCCCGGACACCTCCACCCAACCAGCGCCCAGGTCGCTGGAATCGGGCCGGTTGAAGTCGTCGCTGAAGCTCGCCACAGCAGGCTCCCCCTATGCCTTCACGCGGAGGAGCTGGCCCGGAAGAAGTCCGCGATCGCCAAGGTGAAGTTGTTGCCGTCCGGGGTCCATACGACGTCCGCCTTGGTGACCGGGATCAGGTCGGCGTCCGTTCCGCCGGTGGAGTCCGGGTCGTAGCAGATCACCATCGCCCCGATGACGTTGCCGGTCGGTGCGGTCCAGGTGACGTCGGAGGCGTCGATGTTCACCCGGTCGTTGGTGTCGTCGACCGTCACGGTGACGCCCGTGAGCGTCTTCCTGCCCACGGTCGTCTGCTCGTTGGTGGTGCCCGACACGACGTCGGCGAGAGTGTCCTTGTCGCGCAGGACGGCGTCGCTCTCCAGCCCGCTGGCCTCCAGCGGCACCAGAATGAGGGCGTCGCTTGTGGCAGGCAGGGCAGCCAGTGAAGCCGCACGGCCCAACGCGACGTTGAAGGTGATGTTCGCCATCACGGCGCTCCTCTCGGGAGGCTGGGGCTGAACTGCCGCCGAGTTGCGGGCTCGGCTGCGGAGAGGTCAGGCGGCCTTGGCGCCTTCGGGGAGTGGCGGCGCCTTGCCAGGTTCGAGGAGTTCGCGGGTCCATTCGTCGCGGCGAGCTTTCGGCAGGTCGAAGACCCGGTAGCGGGCTTGCTTGCCTCGGCCGGTCTTGGTGATGCGGCCTTCGGATGCCCAGCGCCAGATGGTTCCGACGGGAACGCCGGCGTAGTAGGCGGCGTCGGCGGCTGTGACGTAGCCGGGGGGCATTGTTCACCTCCCCTTGGAATGGCGAGAGGCCCACCGGTTGGGGTGGGCCTCAAAGCGCACGAAGGCTATCTGAGCAGATCATGACTTCGGCGGTGCTGAAGTGTCAAGTCGTGGTTGAGGGTTCGGCGTGTCACTGCTGGTTGTTGGTCTTGGCCCACACGCCGCGGGTGCTGCTGTGGGTAGTGCGCTGGTCGACGGGGCCGCTGTAGTGGTTGTGGATCTCGGCAGGTGCCGCTTCGCCTGCGCCTCGGATGAGTCGGGCGAGGGCGAGGATCGGCACGGCGAGTGCGGCGGGCACGGCGCAGATCATGCCAATGACGGTCGGGTTGGCGTTCTCGGAGGCGACCAGGACGGCGACCGCGATGAGGCCGGGCGGCACGGTGGCCAGGCTGCAAAACATGACAGCCCGGGCGGTCTCGGTGGTGCGTGCGGACATCGGCGGGATGCCGGGCTGGGCGACGGGCGGGGCGGTGCCGATACGTGCACCGTCCTGCCAGGACGGCACGTTGGGGTTGTCAATACGGATGCGGGTCGGCAGGGCCTCGGCGAGGGCTTCCTCGACGGCGTTGGCGAGCTTGTGGACTTCGGCCCGGTCGGTGGGCTCAGGCTGCTTGTGCATGGTCTGTTCTCCTTCCGGGCCTATGCGGCTTCGGCGAGTTCGGTGGTGTCGGCGGGGGTTTCGGCGTGGTCGGGGTGGGCCCAGATGCCGCGGTCGACGTCGACGGCGTGGCCTTTGGTCTTCAGGCGAGTGAGGGCGTTCTTGACGGCGCTGACGGTGAGGCCGGTCTCTTGGGCGATGGTCACGCGTCCGACGGGACGGCCTCGTTCGGCGAGGAACGCGGCGACCTTGTCGTCGGTCCCGGCGGGTGCTTCGGCCGCGATGGCTGCGGTGGCCTGGGCGATGGGGTCGGTGGACGGGGCGAGGCGGGACTGGTCGGTGGGCCCGTCGCTGAAGGCGTCGTCGGGCAGGGCGGGTGTCTCGCCGCGCAGGCGGGCAGCGAGCCGGTCGAGGCGCTCGTGGTAGGCCTTTCCGGTGACGGCCGCGGCGGACTTCTCAACGGTGGGCGTCTCGCCGGTCGTGGCCCAGTGGGCGGGGTCGCGGTCGAAGTGGGCACGGAACTGGGCCTGCCGGTTGTCGGGGCCCTTGATGTAGCCGAGGCCGGCGGTGGACGTGCCGTCGGGCCAGTACATGGGCAGTTGGCTGGGGTTGACCTCCCAGCCGGGCAGGCCGATGGAGTCGGTGAGCGCGGATGCGGTGCGGAACATGACGGTGTTTCCGGACTGCAACTGCTCTCGGATGTCGGTGGACTCCGGGCCGGCGCCGAACATGTTGGCCTTCGGCCCTTGGAAGACGAGGCGGAGCTTGATGCCGCACTTGCGGGCCATCAGCACGATCTCCAGGACCAGGGCGACGGCGCCGGGCTGGGCGAGGACGCGGTGGGCTTCGTCGATGGTGACGGAGATCAGCGGGTCGGGGTCGTCGACGACGAAATGGTCCCGGCCGCGCAGGACTCGGCCCTTGTGGTCGGTCCATTCCATGAGGGAGTAGCGGCCGGAGCGCTCGTACATGACCTTGCGGACTCCGTAGAGCATGGCGAGGCCGCCCTGGGCGGTGTCTTCGTACCAGTCGACGGCTTCCCGCCAGCGGGGCAGGGACTGGCCGCCCTGCGGGTCGCACACCCAGGACACGATGCCGTTGTGGCGTTCGGTGCCGAGCAGCATGTCGAGGAAGCGGGACTTGCCGCCGTCGGTGGCGCCGTAGACGACGGAGTGGACGGGCCCGGACGGCTTCCAGAACGCGTACCGGGCGGGCTTGCCGTCGTAGAAGATGCCGACCTCGGCCTGGCCGGTCGTCTTGTCGAGGATCTGCGGGCCGGGGTGGATGGTGCCGGCCTGGAGGGGGTTGCGGTCGAAGACGGCGATGATCGCGCGGCGGGCGGACTTCCCGACGGCCTTTTCGATCTGCAGCATCTCTTCGGGCAGGTCAAGGTCACCTGCGATGTCGTGGGCGGCGGAGACGGCCTTTCGCCAGTTGCCCTTCTTCAGGACGATGACGGCGGTCCAGCCGTAGTCGGTGGTGACGACGTCGACGAGGCGGGAGCCGGGCAGGGATCCGTCGGCGCCTGCGACGTTGTCCTGCCAGGCCTGCATCTGCTCGCTGAGGGTGGGCGCGGTGGCGGCGGTGTTCTTGCCTCGGCGCCACCAGTAGATGCCGTGGCCGATGCCCCAGGCGCCGACGAGGGCGGGGAACGGGCTGCCGCCGGGCTGGAGTCCGCCGGTGGCGGCCATGGCGGTGACCAGCGTGCCGCCGGTGGTGACGGCGGATGCTGCGGCGAGGAAGTCGGCGCGGGTGGGCATCCGCTTGCGGAGGCGCTTCTTGCCGATGCGGGCGTCCCAGCGGCCCCAGGCGATGGTGGTGGCGGCTCCGGCGGCGGTGGCGGCCAGCGCGGTCTTCCATCCATCGTCGGGCACGGCGAGGGCGCTGCCCGCGATGGCCTGGGCGGCGGTGGCGTAGAGGGGGGCCATGCCGCGGCGGGTGCGGTAGGCGACACGCAGCGCGCGCCGGGCAGCCTTGGTCTTCTTGCTGCGGGAGGAGCCGCGCTTGCCGATCGCCGGGCGGGTCTGTTCGTCGCCGGGCGTCTTCTCGACGGTGATGGTCTTCGGCATGGCGGCTGCTACTCCTGCTGGAATCGGGAGGGTTCGGTGGGGAAGGCGGCCCCGGCGCGGTGGCCGGGGCCGCGGGCTGGGTTAGACGTCGGCGGTGTAGGCCTGCTTGGAGGCCATGCGCCCGCCGGTCGCGGCGACGGCTTCCTGGATGCCGCCGTGCCGGCTGTGGATGTTCCGGGAGGACTGGGCGGCGATCGCCGCGTTGTCGACGGCTGCGGTCTGCATGGCCTGGGCGGCGGCGAGCGCGGCGGCGTACTGGTCGCGGAGTGCGGCGAGTTCTTCGAGGGTGCCGCCGTCGTCCCCGAATTCGAGAGCGCCGGCCTGCTCGATGGCGGCTTCGATGGCGGCGAGCTGGTCCTGGGCGCGCTGGGCGATGGCTCCGGCTTCTTCGGCGGTGACGGTGGCTTCGGAGGCAAAGCGGGCGACGGCCTGCTTGAGGGTGTTGACGCCGGTGATCTCGGGGATGGTGGCGAGTGCCATGGGGACTCCTGTGGTGTCGGGTCGGTTTTCGTTCTTGATCAGGACGAGCTTTCGGCCGTCGGCGACCGCGGGCGGGGCGGGTTCGGGGGTGGTGTCCGGGGCGGGCTGCGACTTGCCGGCCTGGACGGGCGCGGGCTCGCGGCGGACCTTGGCGGCGGCACGCTTCTTGGCCTTGGGCCATTCGCGCTTCCAGCCGCGCACGAAGCCCTTGCAGAACGGGCCGGCGGCGGTAGCGCCGGTGGCCGCCCAGGCGGCAAGCTTCGCGCCGGTGCGGTTGCCCTTCTTCGCCGACGCCTTGTTGATCCGCTTCTTGTGCTTGGCGGACACGTCACCGATGGCTGCTTCGAGGCCGCGGGCGGCGCAGTAGGCGATGGCCAGCAGCAGGATGAGACCGAGCACGTCAGCCCCCCATCAGCCACATGGCGAGCGATCCGACCTGGGTGGCGATGAAGCCGAGCCCTGTCGCCGCGATCTGCCCGAGCACTCCGGGGATCATCACGGTCAGGGGCGGGGCGAGGGCGGCCAGCAGCAGGGTGCGGGTCTTCACGCCGGTCATGAAGTCGCTGATCAGCCACAGCAGGGTGGCCAGCGCTGCGGCGAACATGATGCCGAAGCCGGTCCACTCCCCCGCCAGGCCATCGACGAAGCCGTCGATGGAGGTGGTGGCCTGGTTGATGAGGCCGCCGAGCGGGGTGGAGACGAGGCCGATGGATGCGGTGAGGACGAGCAGGGTCTGAATCTGCGGGCCTTTGATCTTCGCGGCGAGCTGGTTGATCCAGGGGAGGCGGTCGGCGACGTACAGAACGCCGGCTGCTCCGAGGCAGGTTCCGCCGGTGGCGGCGGAGATCCCTGCGTCGATGACGGGCATTTCGGGGTACCCCCTTGCGGTTACGGTGGGTTAGTGGTTTCCTCGCGTGCGCGCGGGCGCGCTCAGGCGCGTTGAACTTCGGCGGCTCGGTCCGGGACGGCTTGAGCCATCCGTTGAGCCATTACGGACGGTCAGCTTTCGGCGATGGACTGGCGGAGCTGGTCGAGCACTTGGATGGCCTTGGCGGCCACGTCGGCCCGCCGGGATTCGGGGAGCCGGGCGATCGCCGCCCGCAGTTGATCCACGGCGACGGGCAGAACGGTGATGGGGCCTTGGGCTTCCGCGGCCCGGCGCCGGTCGCCCAGGTGCTGGGCGGAGCGGGCCTGTCGTTCGGCCTGCCTGGGGCGCCGGGTGCGGGTGGCCATCGGTTCCTCCTGTCGGGTCGGGATCGTCTGCTGGCGGTCCGGGTCTGCTTGCCGGGTCTGCGATCGTTCCGCTCACCGGCTCACTCATCGGGTTGACCTGGGGTTTTGCTCGTTCGACTGCTTCCGGCAGTCTCAGCAAGGTCCAGAACCGGGGTGCTGGGCCTCACTGGCTGTGCCGGCTAGCGGGTGGGAGCGGCTTGCTCGCGGGCTTCGATCTCGGCCCAGGCGTGGCGGACGCGCTCCTCGCGGGCCTTGAAGCCGGCCGCACGGAACTCGGCCTGTGCCTGGCGGTACGAGCGGGGCGGCTCCATGTCGTAGCGGAGCCACCGCAGGACAACGTCGAGCTGCTCGTCTGACAGCCGGGCACCCGGCAGGGGCAGGTCGACACCGGCGACGTCGGCGAGCATCTGGAGCGTGGCCCCGCCCTCGACGGGCACCTGCCCGGGCGCCATCTCCGTGTCCGTTTCGTCCACGGTCACGGGCTCGATGGTCACGGGCCCGATTTCCGGGGTGACCTGTGTGACCACTGTGTGACCGTCCAGCTCGGCGCCGGTGTGACCGCCGACCGTGACCGCGGGCCGGGACACGGCCAAGACCAGGTCGCGCCGGGCGAAGGCGACGGCCGCAACGCCGTGCTCCTTCTCCGACTTCTCCAGCCGCCCCTCGGCCCTCGCCCGCGCCTTGTTGATCTCGGCCTGGGCTCGGGTGAGGACGTCGGCTCGGGCGATCTGCCGCTCCATCTCCGCGAGGTGCCCGGCGGTCTCGGTGAGGACGTCCGTGGTGGCCTCCGAGCGGAGGTGCCGGGCGCCGGCCGCGGCGAGGGCCCGAGCGTTGCGGTCCTCGGCAGACTGCTCGGCGATCACGGCGGCGGTCTCGGCGTCGGCGAGGATGTTCCCGGCGAACAGCCGCAGCCCCATGAACAGCGCGGCAGCGACCGGCACGAACGCGAACACCTTTGCGTGGCCCAGGATCATCAGCGTCGCAGTCGACACCCCGACCGCCACCACGGACAGGCCCAGCATCACGACCATGCCGACCACGGACCGCTGCCTGATCGCCGTCTCCGACATCCGCAGCGAACCGATCCACAGCGCGTCGTAGACGACAGCGATCGACCAGCCGACGACCATCCCGACCTCGCCGTACAGGCCCAGGATCTCGCCCAGCTGCCCACCAACGGTCACAGCGACCAGAACCAGAGCGGCCAGGGTGAGCAACTTCTCGACGACGGCGAACACGTCCAGCCGGTCGCCCGCTCCTCGAATCCTCTCGGTGAAACTCACGATTCCTCTTTCAGCTAGTCGGGCGGATCGGGCACCTGGTCAGTCGCCGTAGTTCTCGGGCAGGCCGTGGCGGCGCAGCCATTCGCTCTCGTAGTCGGTGCGGCCGACCGCCTGGAACGTGGCGCGGGCGTCGTTCACCTCGTCGTCGGTCATCTCGGGCGCGGTCTTGTTCGCCCAGGTCTTGCCGGTGAGGCTGGGCCAGCGGTCCGCAGATCCCATGACGGGCTCCTCTCGGGTTGATTGATCAGGTGGGTGGTGCAGTGCCCGCGTCTGCTGTCGAGGCGTAGGCCCGGGTTCGGCCTGACGGGGGCTGGGGCCGTGCTGGCAGGGCGGAGGGGAGCCGAACACCCGCCAGCACGGCGACTTGGGGGCCGGTCAGGCGGCGGCCGGGTAGTCGAAGCCGGCCAGCTCGTCGACCAGACGCGGGTCGAGGGCCGCGGCGTGGTCGAGGATCAGTCCCGCCACATCGCCGCGGCCCTCCGCACGGGCCTTCGCGTAGTCGGCGAACAGATCGGCGATCAGCGTGTCGACCGCCTCGCCCACGGTGGCGTTCTTCCGGCGGCGCGCACCCAGCTCCGTGGCGGACAGGTCGGCGTCGAACAGGATCTGAGACATGGTGGTGCCCTCTCGGGTCGATCGGATGGTGGTGGGAGCCGCGGCCGGCGGGACGGGGGGATGGTCGACCGCCGGCCGCGGCGGTAAGGGGGCCGGCTAGTGCCAGCTGTGGCAGCGGTCCCGCCACGTCAAATGCACGGGGCAGGTGACCCGCTCGTGGGCCGGGGTCTGGTCGCGGGCCTCGCGCTGCAGGGCACGGTCCAGATCGTCAGAGCAGTCGGCCGGCATACGCGGCTTCGTCGGGGTGGCCATCACTCGCCGCCGTCCTCGAACGGCGGGTAGATCGTCGCCCGGAGTGCACCCACCGGCTCCGCCTTCCCCCAGGAGAAGACGGCGTACAGGTGGACGACACCGGCCCGGTCGACCCGCTCCGACGGCTTCGCCTCCAGCCGGGCGGCCCACGCGGCGAATGCGGCCCGCTGCCCCGCCGGCGTCGACGACAGCGAATCCACGGTCCCGGTGATCGCACCCGACACCGCCAGCGTCCACGACACGGCGGGCAGATCATCGAAGGCCAGCAGGTCACCGATCACCCGATGGCCCTCACGCTGCCAGCGGCGGCGGTACATGTTCGTCTGCACGGAAGCCATCACGCGCCACCGATCTCGGCGAGCTGGCAGCGGCAGGCACGCATCTCGTCCTGCGCCAGCAGCACCGCGTCGAAGTCGGTGTTCGGGTTGGCGGCCAGTCGGCGGCACCGCCTCGGCCAAGCTCACAGCCGTGCACTCCACACCGTTGATCACGGCGGACTCGCCGGCCCGCAGACCCGCCACGACCCGCTCGATCCGGAGGTGCTCGGCCAGGGCCGGGGCGAACGCGGCCTCCAGACGGGCCAGCGCGGCGGCGGCCGGCGACGACAGCGGGGCGGTGGGGTAGCTGGCGTTCATGCCGCACCCCCGATGCCCGCGATCAGCTCACGGACGGCCGCCAGACGGCCGATCGGGTCCTGGCCGGCCGGGACGATGACGACACGGTCACCGCCGGTCGGGTCGTAGACGGCCTGGATCCGGTCGCGGAGCTTCGGGTCGAGGGTGGCGGTGTCCCACTCCTCGACGCGCAGTCGGTGCTCGGCGAGGAGGGCGGCCAGGTTCTCGCGGGCCTCCTGCTCGTCGGCGAGCCGCTCGAACTCGACGAGACGGGTGCGGGCCGCCGCGATCAGCTCCCGCAGACGGGACGCCGACACCTCGGCGAGGTCGGACAGCTGCGGGTCGGTCGACGCCACCAGCGACAGGGCGCCGGTGTCCGAGTCGACCATCACCTCGGCATCGAGGGTCAAGCTCAACGCCCGCTCAGCGGGCATGAAGGTGGTGCCGCTAGACTTTCGCTTATCCATGAGGGGACCCTTCAGAAGTTCCTCGTGGTGAGGGCCGGCCTGCGATGTGAGAGTCGCGGTGTCCGGCCCGTTTTCTGTTGTGCGAAGTCGCTCGCGGACTGGGTCCGGTGAGAGTGAACGACTCCTTCAAGCACCGCTTGAAAGTGGCGCTGAGGAAGACAGTAGGGGTTCCGCTCGCCACCGTCAAGCACACGCTTGAAGTAGCCGAGAATCGCCCCTACTCTCATCGCATGACCGATTCCCTGGACACCGCCGAGCACGCCCTGATCGCAGCCGTGAAAGAGATCAGCGGGGACGCCGACCGGTACCAGGCGGCCAAGGAACTTGAGATCCGGCTCGGCGCCTCCCTCAAGCAGATCAAGGCCGAAGCGGCCAGGAACCTTCACCAGGGGCTCTCTTGGAGCCAGGTCGGCGAGATGCTCGGCGTGACCGGCTCCCGAGCGGAACAAATCTCGCGAGGAGCCAGGTGATCGGGCGTTTTCCATGCCCTTGAGTCAAGCCGCGCCGTAGCCGGGTCGCCATGACCGGCCGGTGTAGTGCCGATGCAGCAGGAGTGCAGCCGCAGTGCAGAACGCCCGAGACGATCAGGTAAGGGGCGCGACAGTGGAGGTCATCAGCACGTGGACCGGCAGCACGGCGTGCGCTTTGCAGCAGGCCCTACGGATGACGAACGACGACTTCGCTGACCATCTCGGCGTCGCTGTCCGCACGGTGGCCAACTGGCACTCATCGCCGGCCACCGTCCCTCGAACCGAGATGCAATCCGCCCTGGACACCGCCTACGAAAGGTCTTCCGCATCGGTGCACCGACGCTTCAGTCTTCTCATCCGGCCCGCCCCGAGCGTCGTCGAGGCGCAGGCCCTGCGCGTGGCAATCGCCGTGGTGCTCCGCGGCGACGATGTCCTGCTCGTCTGTCGGCGCGGCGACGGTGAGCTGCGGTGGCAGTTCCCGGCCGGCATGGTGAAGCCGGGCGCGGACCCGGCCACGGTGGCGGCCCAGGAAACGCACGGCGAGACGGGCGTGCACTGCCGGGTCCGCGAGCAGCTGGGCGAGCGCGTGCACCCGGTGACCGGGGTGGTGGCCTCGTACTTCCTGGCTGATCACCTCGCTGGAGACGCCAGCAACAAGGACCCGCTGGAGAACGTCGACGTGACCTGGGCCCCACGCACGGCCTTGACCCGCTTCATCCCCGCCGACCAGATCTTCCCGCCCATCCTGAGCGCCTTGGAGGTTGCCGCATGACGACCGAGACGAAGACCGAGAAGCCTGGCATCTCCGCCGCGATCATCGTGCACGAGAATCGTGTGCTTATGGTCCGCCGCCGCGTCAAGGAGGGCGAGCTCAGCTGGCAGTTCCCCGCTGGCGCGATCGAGGCCGGCGAGTCGCCGGAGGCTGCGGCCGTCCGGGAGACCATCGAAGAGACTGGCCTGGTCGTCACCGCGTCCCACCTGATTGGCGAGCGGATCCACCCCAAGACCCAACGGCTGATGAGCTACACCGCCTGCAAGGTCATCCAGGGTGAGGCGCACGTCGCCGACGAGGACGAACTCGACGCGGTCGCCTGGATCACCTTGGACGAGATCCCCGAGTACGTGCCCTACGGACTGTTCGAGCCCGTGCAGGAGTACCTGGACGAGGCGCTCGCCCGGTAGAAGCACGTGAAGCCCCCGACCGCACGGAGCGGTCGGGGGCTTCGTCATGTGGTGCGTTCGATGGCCCTGCAGGCGAGGGCGTCGGCTTCGGTGTCGATGGCTGCTGCGGCGCCGTGGAGGTCACAGTCGGGGTCGTCGGCGAGGGTGCGGCAGGAGGCGGCGATCGCGCGGATGATGGCGAGGGCGTCGTCGCAGGCCAGGTAGGCGCGTCCGTCGCTGCCGCTGTAGACGGGGATCATGTCGGCTGCGTGGCGGGCGGTCATGCTGCTCGCCGAACGGCGAGCGGGAGTTGCAGGGCTTCGCTGTGCCCGTACTGGGTGGAGCAGGCTGGGCAGCGGACGCCGGCGGTGTCGAGGGTGACGCGGAGGGTGTGGCCGCAGGTGCAGCTGACGCCGACGCGGCGGGGTGGCTTCTCGCCACCCGTTGCCGCTTCAGCCTGTCGTTTCAGGCTGGCCAGCTCGTTCGCGAATTCGTCGAAGGCGCCATGCCGTTCTGCCGCCCAGGGCAGGAGGATTCGGAGCCGTTTCACGACCTGGTCGCACTGCTGCTGGAGGTCGCCGTCCCAGCGGGGGTGCCGGTAGTCGAGCTGTTCATGCCAGTCGATGAGCCAAGTCTGAAGGATGGTCACGACTCCCCCGCGGGCCGCCAAGCTGAGCGGAGCCAGACGGACCGGGATCGGGGCGCTGCGACTGCCTGAGACTGCGGGCCCGCCGGAGCCTGAGCCGGGGTGGAGTGAGGCGCTCAGCCGGGCGTACAGCCCGTCGGGGCCGGGGAGGGCGAGCAGGTGTTCGTCGGTGCGGCGTTCGCATGGGGTGCAGGCTTGGCGGCCGAGTTCGGTGTCGTACAGGCCACAGTGGCAGACGGTGCAGGTGGGCGGCTGCGTATCGAGCATGGCGGGTGCTCCCTGGGTGCGGGGTGGGGCGGTGGGTCAGGGGCGGTACAGCGGCTCGTCGGCCAAGTGCGGGGCGAGGATCGAGAGGGCGCGTTCGATCGGCGTGGGCTCGGGCCGCGGCGCGGGGAGGCCGTTGTCGATGAACCACCAGTCGCCGGGGTAGATCGGCGGACTGGCGTGGATGACCTTGAGGATCAACGGTTCCGCCATCACTCGCCTGCCTTCTGGAGTGGCCAGCGGCGGTCGGCTTCGCGGCATTCGGTGACGGTGGGCCCGTCGTCGTGCCGGGGTCCGGCCGGCGTGGCGGGTGCGGGCTCGTCGAGGGCGGGTACTCCTTGCGGCTCGGCAGGAGTTCGGAGGGCGTCTTCGACGCGGGCGCAGGTGACGGTGACGGCGTCGCACCAGGAAGCTCCAGGGGCGCCGAAGGGGAGCATGCCGTCGGCTTCGCGTTCGGCGACCTCGGTGCGGCGATCGGCGAGCACCTTGCGGACGCGTTCGAGGGCGGCCTCGGCGCGTTCCGCCCGTTCGGTATCGCGGATGCAGGAGTCGAGGATGCGGGCGCATCCGGTGCAGGTGGTGTGCCAGTTGATCGTGTGCTCGTACTCGGCAAGGCGGGCGATGCCATCGCGGAGCCGGGCTTGCTCGTCGGCGGTGAGGCCGTGCTCGGCGCGGTCGGCGAGGTTGCGGAGCTGGTCGACGGTGGGCGGCCGGGTCATTCGTCCTCCACGGTGCTGCGGGTGGTTTCGCAGACGAGCCGGTACACGGTGTCGGGGTGCGCGGCCCGGAGTTCGGCGAGCCGGGCGACGACGGCGTCGCGGTCGCTGCTGCCGGGGCCGCCCCATCTGGCGCCGCCGCGCTGGCAGTCGATCCACCAGTGCTGTCCGCCGGCGAACTCGGGCGGGTCTGCTTGGTCGGCCCACGTGTGCTGCTGCTCGGCGAGGTGCCGGGCTTGGGCCGGGTTGATGAGGACGGCCGGGTCGTTGGTGTCCACGACGAGGTGGAGTCGGAGCCACGGCCACGGCGCCCCGTCTTCCGGCTGGTCGTCGCGGCCGTCGCGGGTGATGTGGGACGGGATGAGGGCGAGGCCGATGCTGCCGCCGCGCGGCCCGTCCTCGGCAGGGAGGATGTGGGAGCCGGCGTACTGCCACGGCGCTCCGAGGTGTTCGGGGTCGCCGTCGCCGCCGATGCCTTCGATGCTGGCGTAGATGCTCACAGGTAGCTCCCTGCGGGTTCGATGGTGGTCATCGTGTACAGGCGGGGTGTCGACGCGCCTTGGTATTTGAGGTCGTGGAGGTGGAGGTCGGGGTCGTTGTCGTGGGCGTCGAGCCAGTCGTCGACGTCGTCGGGGCTGGGTCACGGCTGCTCCTCGGGTGCCGGGCACTGCGTCTGCCGGGTGATGAGACGGGCGGCTCGGTCCATGCCCGACCGCTCGGGGTCGCAGCGGTGGCACCAGCCGTGGTAGGCGCAGTGCTGGCTGGTGCGGCAGCCGGGCCTCTCGGGGCGCTTGTACGCCCGGATCACCTCGGCGAGGTGGTGCGCGTATCCGTCGACGAGTTCCTCGGCTGTGGCGCCGAGTTCGCCGCGCGCCCAGGTTCGGTCGATGGCGGCGAGGAGGCGTTCACGCGGGTCGGTACGCCACAGCTCGGGCTGGTCGGTCATGCGGTGAACCTCCTGGTGGGGATGCCTGCCTTCTCGGCGAGGGCGGCGGTGCGCGAAGCGCCACGGGACCCGTTGCGGATGAACGCGAGGGCGATGTCCGCGCCGAGGGCGACCATCTCGGCGTTGCGGCGGGGCCCGGCCGCTTTGCCGTGCCACTGCCAGAGCGCGGGGTGCGCTTCCTCAGTGAGTCCGATGACGCGGTGGTTGCGGGTCCAGCGGGATGCGATCGCGTCGGCCCCGGTGCGGCAGGCGCCGTGCACGATGACGGCGGGGACTTGCTGGTAGCAGGCCATGGCGAGCGCGGCTTCGACGGTGAGTTCGTCGTCCCAATCACGGGATCCGGTGACGAGGACGCGGTACGGGTTGGTCACGTGTTGCTCCTTCGTGGCCCTGTGCGGGCCGTGTGCGGTCTGGCGGGGGCGTGCTCACGCTTCGGCGCCGCAGGTGCGGCACGCGAAACCGGTGGGCGGCTTGTCCATGCAGACGAAGCAGCCGGGCGCGGTGAGGAGTTGCTCCGGTCTGAGGCCGAACACGGTGGCGAGCGCGACGAGATCGTCGACGATGACGGCCACGGCTGGTCCCTTCGGATCACGGCCTCGCTCGATACGGCCGATGGTGGCGAACCCGACAGGCTTGCCCGTGGCCTTGGTCTGGCGTTCGAGGTGGCGGAGGGACCAGCCGCGTGCGGTGCGGAGGGCGTGGATGTGGGCGCCGACGATGCGGGAGGCGGGGAGGTCTTCGGCTAGGCGGGGCGGCATCGGTGCTCCTTCGCGGGCTTCTGTGGGCCCTGTGGCGGCCGTTGGGGTGTGGCGTGGGGCTCGGGAGGTTCGGGGCGCTGCACGAGCCTTAGGCGGGCGCTGAGCGATTCCAGACGAGGGCGGGAAGCTGTAGACGGCCCTGAGAGGCGCCGGGAGGGCCCGGCAGAGGAATTCCCCCACCGGACGCCCCCGAGGGCCCACAGCGGCGACTGTGGGCGCGGGACGGGCCCGTTACGGGCTCACGCGGTCGTCTCCACCCAGAACTCGATGACGATCGCGTCGTCCCTCGGGTGGAACCGCAACGCGTCGTCCGGCATCCGCCCGCCCTCCGCGATGCCGTGGGCTTCCCGGTACGCCCGGCAGGCCATCGCCGCAGCAGCGTTGATGTCGCCGATGCACGCGCCGTCGGGGTTGGGGGCGGGGACGATCCAGCGGCGGATGCGGCGGGTGAAGTCCTCGGTCGTGTAGCTGGCCACGGCTCACACCCCGCAGTCGTGCTCGTCGGGGGCGAAGGGCTGGCCGTTCTCGTCGTGGAGGACGAGTCCGTCGTCCTCGTCGTACCAGCCGTCGCCGGTCGCGCCGCAGTTACCGCACTCCCAGCGGCCCGCCAGGCTGATTCCGGTGAAGCCACCGGTGTTCGAGTTGCTGGCCACGGTCAGGCCTCCTTCGGCTGGGGCGTCTCGGTGTCCTTGCCGGGCTGCGCCTCAACGGTGGGCGCCGACCACTTGGCGCGGATCGCGGCGGCCTGCCCCGGCTTCCAGGGGCGCACGGTCCGGCGGGTGTCGAACGGGCCCGCGTCCTCGACGGGGACTTCCTCGCCTGCGTGGTCCCAAGCGGGTTGCCCGCAGCGGTCGCAGGTCGCGAAGGACTGGCCGATCCATACGAAGCCCTCGCACACCGGGGGCGCTTCGGCCGCAGCGGGCCCCGTCTCGGCTGGTGGTGTCTCGGCGGCCACCCGATCCACGACGGCAGACTCGACCCGGCAGCAGGAACAGGCAGGCAGGCACGGGCACTCGTCCTCGTAGCCCTCCGGGTGGACGCAGGCAGGCAGCAGCACGGTCAGCACCGCGTCGGCGATCTCGCCCGGCGTCGCGTCGCCGAGCCGCTCCACTCCCGGCGGGTGACGGAACAGCGCGGCGATGCGGTCCCTCAGCGCGGCCCGGTCTGCCACGGGCCACGGCGTGCCGCAGCCGGGGTCGCACGGCACGACCCGGTGGCAGCCCTCGTCGAACTTGCAGACGGGCTCAGCGGCCTGGTCTGCGGCGGGCACAACAACCGAAGCGGCGGCTGGCGCACTGCCGAGGATCTGCAGCAGCAGGCGCCCCACATCCGCAAGGACAGTGTCCTGCGGCGTGTCGCCCCAGTCGTCGGCCGGGGCGAGTGCCTGCCACTCGGTGACCTTGGCGCGGACCTGGCCAAGCCTCATCTCGGCGAGCCCAAGCGCGGCTTCGTGCCCGCACTCGATCGGGTCGGGGCAAGACGGGTGGTCGGTGGTGTCGGTCATTGCTGCTCCTCGGTGGGTGCCGGCCGCCCCAAGGACGGCACGGCGGGTCGGTAAGGTCTGGCGGTAGACCCGCGCCGCTAACCCCGGCGCGGGTCGCCTGCGTTCACGAGGCGGGGTGCGGGGGCGGGGCTCACACAGCAGGCGAGGCGGCGGGCAGGCGGGGCTCGATGTACGCGTGCCGGTAGTGCGGGATCGGATTCGGGCCGGGCACGAACCCGTAGTCGCGACCCTCCAGCTCGGCCCCGTCGGAGGCCCGGTGATAGAGCGTGTCCTCGCCCGGACCGTCGTCCGGCTCCTCGCCGGACAGCTCGATGCCCGCCGCGTACAGCTCGGAGTCGGTCATGTCCTCGATCTGCATCCACCGGCCAGCCGTGACCCGGTAGCCCTTCGGCTTCTCCACGTGGTCGAAGGCTTCGTCGAACTGGCGGAGCAGGCCGACGAACTGCTCCTGCCAGTCGGTCGGCATGGACTGGAGCAGGGTGCGGTTCTTCACGAGATGGTCGGCGTAGGTGAGTTCGAAGTACTCGTGGATGGGGCCGTCGGTCGGGTTGCTGGTCATGTCGGGTCTCCTGGTGGTGAGTGGTCAGACGACAGACGAGACGGCGGCGTGGCCGTCGCGTGGCTTGCCGCAGTGCTTGCAGTTCGCGAGCCGCCGCTTGGCGTCGCTGACGCCCTGGTACTCCTTCTCGAAGCCGGGGCAGCCGCGCTCGGTGATGTCGGCAGGGCGGCGGTCGATCGCGGCGATCCAGGCGACGGCGACAGCAGCGACTTGGACGAGCTCGGCGCGCAGCTTCGCCGGGTCCTCCTCGGCGAAGGCTTCGAAGACCTCCTCGATCAGGACGTGCATCCAGGTCCCGGCTCCGCGCTGGAAGGCGCTCTCGCAGCCCTGGCGGGCCTTGTCGCGTTCCAGGACGCAGGACAGGGCTCCGGTGCCGTCTGGGTGGTTCTGCTCGCCCCAGCGGGCGTCCTGCCGCTCCCGCTCGGCCTGGACCTCGGCGAGCACTCCGGCATCCGGGCCGAGGACGCCGCCCATGTACGCGGCGACCCGGACAACGAGTTCGGAGCCGAGGCTGTCGGCCCAGTCGTCGGAGCCGAGACGGACCGGGGTTTCACGGAGCGCCTTCGTGATCACGGCGGCGAGGGGCTTGAGTTCGTTGAGCTGCTGGGTGGTGAGAGGGCTGGTCATGGTGATCTCCTCGTGGTCAGTTGGCGGTCGGGGCGGCGGCGCGGTGGCGGACGGTGATCCCGTGCCCGATGTCCACGCCGTCGTCGTGGCACTCCCCGAGCTCGAACTCCGCGTCGTAGCCGGACAGCGGGTTCTGCGGCACCCACTCCAGACGGCCGACCTCGTCCTTCTGCGACCGCAGCCACGCCTCAGCCGCACCCTTCGCAGCCGCCTCGGAGTTGGCGTAGCCGATCAGGTAGTCCGAGACGTTGCCGGGCTCGTACATGGCCTCCCACGCGGGCAGCACCGCATCGAGGCCGGGATCGCGCGGGGCGGTGACGGGCTTCCACTGCTGGACGACCACAGGCCGCTGCTCGACCTCGACGGCCTTGACCAAGTCGTCGGGCCACAAGTCGCAGTCCTGCTGCTCGGTCAGGCCCTGCTGGTAGCGGACGGCGTAGGCGATTCCGTCGACGGGGTGACGGAAGACGAGGCGGACGGTCTTGTTCCAGCGGCCGGAGCTGACGGTGGTGCGGGCGAGTTCTTCGGCGGTGCCGTCGCAGTCCGTCTCGTAGGGGACGCCGATCTCTTCGAGCTGCTCTGGGGTGAAGTGGCGGATGGTCATGGCGGCTTCCTTACTCCCGGGTCAGGTCGTGTGGTTGGCGGGGGGTGGCGATGGGGTCGCGCGCGGTGGTGGGCGGCTAGGCGGCTTCGGTGTCGGGCTGTGTGGCACGTCCGGACAACCAGGGCAGGCGCACGAACTCGTACTGGTTCTCGAAGGCGCGGTGCAGGTGCGTCTCGTACCGCGCTCCGCATGCCGGGCACCGGTGGAGCCGATGACCTTCAACCCAGATGTGGCGGGTGCAGTCGGAGCAGCGGCCGAGCCACGAGTTGGGGCCCCGGGTGGTCGTCCAGCGGATGAAGCCGCCGTGACGCCGAGCGAGCTTCGACTTGGCCACGCTCGGCCAGTGGCTGTACGCCTCGTCGGCCCACGGGTCGAGCGGCGCCGGCGGGTGACCGACGATGACCATCTCGCCGCCGGGCCACTCGCAGCCACAGGAATCGGAGCAGTCGCAGGCGAGCATCTGGCCGAGCTCGTAGGCCTTTTCGACGCGCGGGATGCCGGGGCCTTTCACCTCCAGCCACACGCCTATCTCGGTCAGATGGAAGTCGGGCAGGTACTTGGTGCCGGACGGCAGGGTGAAGGTCTCCGGCTCGTACTCCCAGACGATGCCGAGCGAGTCCAGGGTGGCGGCCCAGCACGCTTCGAGAAGGGATCGGAACTGGGTGTCGCGGTAGATCGTCGGCAGCGCTTCGATCCCCGTCTGCTGGTCGTTGTCACTGCTGGCGCCGCGGGCCTTGCGCAGATTGACGGTCGCCTCACGGTCGATGCAGTCCTTGATCAGGCCCTCGATGTACTCAGCCCAGTCGGTCACCAGATCGCTCCCGTCTCGGAGTAGCCGCTGTACTGGTCGGCGTCGATGGGCTTGTAGGAGATCCAGGGCCACTTCTCGCCCTGCTTGATGAAGTGGGGCCAGTCGCGTTCGTCGCGGCTGCCGCGCCAGGGGACGACGCGCCGGCCGCGGGCGCCTTCGACGTTCTGGGCGGACTTCTCGTCCTCGACAGGCCGGAGGCCGAAGCCGAACTCGGGCCAGCGCATCCACAGGCTGGAGCCGAGAGGGCGCAGCGAGCGCGGTCCCATGCCATTGCCGTGGGGGGCGTGGGCCTCCATCAGGACGGTGCAGCCGGCGGTCGCTCGGGCTTCGTCGATGACGACGCTGACTTTGCGGGCGAGTTCTTCGTCGTTGGGGTTGCCGGCGTGGAGCCGGTAGACGGGGCCGATGATCAGGACGTCGGGCTTGATCTTCTCGACGCGGCGCATCGTCCAGGCCCGGTCGGAGGGCCTGGTGAGGTCGAGGCCGGACGGCCGGCATTCGATGTGGAACTGGCCGCGGCGCACTGGCTGCTCGAGGTGCTCGGCGGCTGCGAGGAGCGGGCGGAACTTGCGGCGGGAGGCGGCCTCACCGTTCTCGCAGTCCAGGGTGAGGACCTTGACGGGGTCGATGATTTCCCAGGTGCGGAACGGGTGGATGCCTGCGGCGAGGGTCACGGACATCTGCCGCAGCAGCGTGGACTTGCCGCCGCCCTCAGAGGCGGTGAGGATCAGCCGGTCCTGCCGCTCGAGGAGGCCGGGCACGACCCAGTCGTAGGTGTCCTCGTGCTGGACGAAGTCGAGAATGTCTTCGACCGGCAGGTCTTCGGAGGCCATGCCGCGGTCGCGTAGTTCTCGGGCTTCGGCAACGAACTTTTCAATGAGGTCGCTGGTCTCGCCGGTGGTGGAGTAGCCCATCTGGGCCATGCGGGTGGCGAGTTCGATGAGGGAGCGGCGGAGGCCCCGGTCCTGGACGATCTCGGCGTAGTACTCGCCGTTGGCGGCGGTGGGCACGGAGCGGACGAGTTCGTACAGGTATGCGGCGCCGCCGACGCGGAGGAGGTCGCCGGTGTCGGCGAGGTATTTGCCGAGGGTGATCTGGTCGACGGACAGTCCGCGTGAGTCCATGTGCAGGATCGCGGCGAAGATCAGTTGGTGTCGGGGCTGGTAGAAGGCGGCGACTTCGACGGTGTCGCGGACTTCGGTGAGGGCGGTCTTGGAGAGCAGACAGGCGCCGAGTGCGGACTGTTCGGCGTCGAAGTCTTGCGGCGGGACGCGCTCGAGCGGGACGTCCGCGTAGTCGGGCTCGAGGTCGGTGGTCACTTAGAAGATCCCCCTGTCTTCAGGGCTCTGTCCGGCCACGGGCCGGAGGTGGCGTGTGGGCTTCAAGGGCTGGCGGGGAGCGCCTTCCGGGATGGCGGGGATGCCGCGCCATCCGGGGATGAAGTAGCGGGCGAGCCGGGGTGTGGTGCGGGCCCGGTGCCAGGCTTCGACGGCGTCGCCGACGAGGACGTCGACGGGGACGCGCTTGAGGATCGCCTCGATCAGGAGCCACTCGCTGGCGGTCAGTTCCCAGGAGACGTGGATTCCTGCTTGCTGCATGGCGGTGACGAGCGGCTGGCAGTTGGCGGCGATGCGGGGGCCGTCGATCTGCGGGCTGTCCGGCTTGCTAGCTAGAGAGGTAAGGGGACTCTTGTGGTCAGCTGCTGACCCAACTTGGTTCATCTGCTGACCTAGCTCTGGGTCAGGAGCTGACCCAGTGTCCGTTTCGTCTGGGTCATTGGGTGACCCAGTGGCTAGGTCAGGAGCTGACCCAGCCGGAACGTGCAATTTGTAACTATTCCGGGCCTTCTTGCGACGCTGCTCCTCCGGGCTCGGCGACGTGAACGTCACCCACTTCTCCTCGTCGAGCGTCTTCCGATGTGCGAGGAGCGACCCTTTCGACATCCCTGTCGCGGCCATGAGTGTCGACAGGGACGGCTGGTAGCGGGCCGGGATGATGCCCGTATCCGAATTGGCGAAGGTTGCGATGGTCAGCGCCAGCAAGCGCGACAGCGGCGGCAGGCTGCTCGCCTTGACTGCTCGCTCGAACTCGAACCTGCTGGGCATGGCGTCTTCTTCCTGGCGTCACGAATGCGGATGGGTTACGGCGAACGGGCGGGTCAGGGTCCGGCGCGCGGCCGGCACGCCCCGGTCACGCGGCGGCCTGCTCGGGTTCGTCGTCCTCGTCGCCGTCGGGCGTCTCGTGCTCGAAGGCGCGTTCCTGGTCGGCTGCCGCGAGGGTGCGGTAGCAGGCGCGACACAGCTGCTCGTCGCGGAAGCAGGTGGTCTTCAGGTGGTCACGCTCGAACTGAGGGAAGGTGCGCTTGCCGCAGCGCGTGAGCGTCGGCGAGATGGCCATGGCAACGAGAGCGGATCCGCCCTCGATGACCTCGGTCACTGCGTCCTCAGCAAGGTGGTACGCGCGGTACTGGACGGCGATGTGCACAGTGCCGGTGCTGGCGGCCTCGATGAACATCAGATCGGCGTCGGACGGGATCTCCTCTGCCATCACGCCGCCTCCCCCATCTGGTCGTGCCGCTCGTCTCGGTGTCGTGGTGTCTGTTCGGCCCACATGCCGTGGAGGGCGATGTCGGGCTGGTTGCGGAGGTGTTGGGCGTGGGCGTCGCACTGCGGTTTGACGGGGCAGCGCTGGCAGACGAGGCGGGCGTCGCGGTAGGTGTTGCCGGGCCGGTCGGCTGTCCACAGGTCGGGGTCGACTTGTGCGCAGCGGGCGTCGGCCATCCACTCGTAGCGGCTCACGCGGCCACCGCCGTCCGCTGCCGCTTCTGGCCGGTGCGCCACTCCTGGACGATCTGCCGCACCGTGGAGATCGACACCTCGTTGTCGAGGCGGGCAAGGATCTGCTCGGGGGTGTCCCCGTGCCACGCGAAGTGAATGATCTCTTCGCGGCGGAGCTTGGCCCGCTCGCGGAAGTTCAGCTCGTCGACTACGACGGCGACTGGGTTGAAGGCTGGGTCATCGATGCGGCCGTAGTCCTCCCACCACTGCGGATCCCGCCAGCCCTTGCTCCTGGCCACGTTGCGGGTCCGGGTGGTGTGCTTGTTCCTGGCCGGCGGGTTGAATGCCAGTTGCTCGTAGGCGGCGTTGATCCGTTCGGCGAGGTCGCGGCGGATGGTGGGTTGCCGGCCGTTGGCGATGGAGACGACTCGGTTGGGGCAGGTGCCTGCGGCCTCGCAGATGGCGGCGTAGGAGTGTCCGACGCAGGAGAGTGCCTGCAGGCGGCGGGTGCTGCCGGTTGCGTCGATGTACTGTCCGGGGTCGCCCTTGGCGGGGATGGCTACGGCGAGGATCTTCGCCTCGGTTTCGTGGCGGATCTTCGTGCGCTTGCCCTGGTGGATCGTGACGAGGTTGCTGAACCGGACGCCGGTGGCGGCTTCGAGGCTGTCCCAGCCCATGGTCCTGTGAAGGGTCTGGAGGTGGGCTTGCGCCTTTTCGGGGCTGGTGAACGGGCTGCGTCCGAGTTCGCGGTCGATGCGGATCTTCTTCTGGTGCCGGTTTCGGGCTTCCCGGCACGGGTCGCAGTGGCAGCGGGCTCGGCGGCCGGGGCTTCCGTAGCCGCGTGCCGTGGTGCCGTGGGGCGGCAGGGGCTTGGTGGCGGTGGTCACGGCTGCGGGTTCTCCTCTCGCGGCTGGTTGCAGATGTCGTCGACGAGCTGGCTGGCGTCACGGAGGCTGCGGATGACAGCGCCGATGGCGAGGGCGGCGACGATGGTGAGCGCGGCTGCGCCGTAGATGAGGGCCGGGGCGGCGGTGATGAGGCGGCCCATCACGCGGCCCTCCCCCGGTGGGCGGGGGTTCCGGTCCACTGCTTGCAGATGGAGCCGTGGACGGTGGCCCGCTTCGACCGGACGAACCCTGCGGCCTCGATGACTCCGGCTTTCGCTGCGGCGTTGAAGGCGGCGCCCCAGCGGGCGGGGTGGTCCGGCTCGTCGATGAGGCCCTCGGCGATGAGGTCGGCGGCCTGGAACGGGGTGATGCGGCGGGCCATGAGTTCTATGGCGTTGCGGCAGGCGGTGGCCCAGTCGGGCGAGGTGTTGGCGGCGGCGCGGGCGATGCCGTCCTGCTTGGCGGCCTCGGCGGCGGCCGGGGACACCGTGCCCTGCGGCGGCTCGGGGAACTGGAGCTGTGTCATGGTGGTCTCCTTGAGTTCGAGGAGGCCGCCCGCGATTGCGGCGCGGGCGGCGCCTCAGCGGCTACTCAGTGGGGGTGGCGGCCGGCTTGTCGGCCTTGCCGCCGGTCAACTCGTCGGCGCTCACGCGCGGGGCCGGGAACTCGTCCTCGGCGGTGACCTCGCCGCGCTGGATCGACTTGAAGATGACCAGCAGTTGGGCGACGTCGTGCTCGGTCCACTTGCCGGAGGGCCGGTCCAGGCGGGCCTCGATCCGGTCGGCGGTGACGCCGATGCCGTCGAAAGCCTTGATGGCGTCCGCGACGCGCTGGGCGAGTGGCTTGCCGCCGCCGTCCCGCAGCGTCTGATTGCAGAGCTCTTTGGCCTCCTCGACGAACCAGGGCGGCAGGATCGCGAAGATCGCCTCACGGACGCGGCGGGCTCCGTTGTTCGCGTTGTTCTCGTAGATGTCCCGCATGTCGGTGAGCTGTTTGGTGCCGCTTTTGGTGTCGCGGCGGTGCGGGACGATGAACGTCGAGGAGTTACGGGAGTTGGTCTGCACGTCCCAGGCGAAGGCCTGCATCTCGGACTGGCCGTAGTCGTCGTCGCGCCGCATCTCGACCAGGCCGTATTGGACGTTGCCCCAGACGCGGGCCAGTTCCCGGGCGAGGTGGACGGAGGCCCCGGTGATGGTGGAGCCGCCGCGGGAGTAGCGGAAGAACGCGCGCTCGGCGAGGCCCTGCTGCTTGCACGACTCGCGCATCTCGGCGACGGCGGCCTGCATGTTGCGCGGGCACTGCTGGGCCACGACGACCGCGGCCTGCACTTCGGCGGCGGCACGGGACTGCTCGACGGCGGTGCCCTGCCCGATGCGGGCCGGCGTGGTGGTGGACGGGATGGGGACGGGCTGGTTCACAGGTACTCCTCTTGATCGCGCTTCTCCGCGTAAGGCGGAAGGGGCAGGTAGGTGATGCGGTCGTTGAAGCCGGGCCAGTTGCCGGTGCGCTCGCAGTCGGCGTAGATCCGCAGGGCCCGCTCGTTGCGGGCGGCGCCGAGGGTGAGGGCCGGGAAGTCGAGCTCGACCAGGTGCACCAGGTACGGCGGCGTCTTCGACTGGAAGACGAAGATGAACGCGGGCTCTTGGCCGTTGTGCAGGCCGAGGGCCTTGGACCCTTCGAGGTAGAAGGCGGCCTGTGCGTGGTAGCCGTGCTCGTACACGGCCCGCTGCAGGGCGTTGGGGTCGACTGCCCTGGCCGTCTTGAGGTCGACGACGATGAGGCGGCCTTCCCCGGCCGGCTTCAGCCAGTCCGGGCGTATGCGGCAGCGGACCTGGGTCGCCGGGTCGGTCCAGTAGATCGACCGTTCAGCGATGCCACTGCCTGGCGTGAACAGCGGCCCGGCCACGGGGTGCTTGCGCACGGCCTCGGCCATGGCCTGGACCTGGGACCACTCTTGGCGGAGCAGCGGAACGGCGCCCATCTCCCGGCCCTCGTCGCGTGCCTGCTTCGCTGGCTTCGTCAGGTAGCTGTCGAAGGGCAGCACGTCCACCTCGGGGCCCTCGCCGAGCACCTCGGTGTGGACGGCGTGCCCGAGGTCGAACTCGCGCTTCGGGGCCTGCGGGTTGTCGCGGTCGTGCTTGAACTGGGCGGGGCAGCCGGGCGGCAGCAGGGCCCGCAGGCCGGAGGAGGAGATCGTGGTGCGGTCGGCGTGGTAGTCGTCGGCGGAGAGTCCGTCGACCCAGCCGGGGTGGCCGTCCTCGCAGTTCTCGCAGAGGCCGTCCCGTGTGAACGGCCCGTCGGTAGCAGCGCACTGGCGGCAGGCGAGGGGGCTCATCAGAACGGGTACTCCTTTGCGGGGTTGCGGCGGGGCCAGAGGCGGAGGCTCCAGGTGCGGAGCCAGGAGAGGCAGTGGCAGTCGATCCAGTCGCCGTAGCCGCCGGGAGTGACGTAGCCGTGGCCTCCGTGTCCGTGGCAGGAGCGGCAGTTCGGGTCGGGTTTCGGGTGCCGGGTGAGGTAGATCGCCCGCTGGTGCAGCTCGATCTGCCAGCGGCCGAAGGTGCGGGTGAGGTACACGGGGGCCCGTTTCTGGGTGTGCGGGATGGCGGCGGCTCGCCCCGGCCTGGGGGGATGGGTGCGGGGCGAGCCGCCTGGGATGCCGCCGGGCGCGAGGGGGAAGGCGCCTGCGGGCGGCTGGTCTTCGGATGTGGCGCGGGCCGGTCAGGCGGCGGCGTCGGCCGGTTCGGGCTTGACCGCCTTCCACTCGCCGGCCTCGGCGTCGAACGCGACGTGGGGGTTGTCCTCGACGCGGAAGTTGATCCCTGCGTTCCTTGCGTCGTTCAGGCCTCGGGCCAGGCGGACCGCCCACTTGCGGGGCTCCTCCGCCATCTGCTTGGCGACGCGCGCCTCGTGGTCTTCGTCCCACTGCTTGGGGTTGAAGCCGGACTCCTCGGCCATGTCCCACGCCCACTCACCGAGCTCGCCGGAGTCCAGCTGCTCGGCGGTGTCGTTGACGACCTGCTGGGCGGCCCGAGGGTCGACCTGATGCAGGGCGTCGAGGAACCGGTAGGCCATCCAGTCCGAGACGCCGGATCGGATGTGCGCGTACAAGGCGTCTCGGTCGCCGTCGAAGTCGCAGTTGAAGGCGTTCGACGTGGAGTCGAGAACGCCGCGGAGCAGGGTGGCGGCGGTCTCGCGGATGTCTCGGGGGGCTTCGAAGCGGGAGGGCTCCGGCTGCGGCAGGCTGGCCATGTCGATGTCCTTGATGCCTGCCGCGAGGGTCCACAGCCACAGGTCGTGCGCCGCCTTGAAGGTCTGCTCCTTGGCCGGGCCGATGCCTCCTCCGTGGGTGGGCATCTGGGCGCCGATGAAGTTCTCGCCGAAGAACAGGACCGCCTTGCGGTCGGCGGTGACGCGGACGCGGAGGCTCTGCCTGATCGCGGCCCACCGCGGTAGATAGTCGGTGTTGAGGGCCGGGAACGGCTCGCCGTCGACGGTCTGCGCGGCGATGGTGCGGAGCAGGCCCCGCCAGTCGGGAAACTCCAGCGCGGTATTGGTGGCCACCGTGAGGTCAGCGAGCGGCCCATCGAAGACGAGCCGGTCCTTGGCGGTGCTGATGGTGACGTAGGCAGCGCCCTTCAGGGAGTCGACCCACTGGCGCAGGGAGGGGGTGAAGTCACCGGGGATGGTGCGCGCCCACGGCTCCTGGTTCTGGTCGCCGTGAGCGAGGCGGTAGCGGGCGGCTGCGAGGGTGTACCGGTCGGATGCGACGGCGTACAGGTACTGGCTGTCGACGTCGAGTCGGATGCCGTGCAGCTGCTCGATGCCCTCGTGGCCCATGTGATCGGCCGTCTGGTCGAGGAGCAGTTTCAGCTGGTGGGCGTTGATGGTGACGGACAAGGTGATCTCCTGGGATGCTGGTGTCGGATCCCCGGGCGATTGAGGCGCTCGGGGGTTTGTGTTGGGCGCCGCCTCCGCCGGCCGGTGGGCATCCGGCGGGGCGGCGGTCTAGAGGAGCCCGGCGTCGCGGGCCGCCCACAGCGGCCGGACGTCGATGGGCCCGGTGGCCTGGTCCTCGATGGCGCTGGTGTCGCGGACCATCGGCGGCACGTCGATGCGGTTGGCGTTCGCCTCGGCCGCCAGCTGGGCGCCGAACCGGGCCCGGAAGCGCAGCACCTCGGCGAGGAGCACGTCGCGTTCGGCTGTGAGGGCGCCGATGTCGGCCTGCTGCTGCGCCGCCACCAGCTCCGCCTCCGCCTGCTTCGCCGCGGTCACGGCGTGGCGGGCGTCCGCCTCGTCGAGCTGCAACTGCAGCCCGTTGATGAGCTGGTGGGCTCCGGCGAGGAAGCCGCGCAGACGGGTGACCTCGTCGGCCGCACGGTGCTTGCGCGGCGTCCGGCGCCGGAGGTCGAAGCGCACGGGCAGCAGGCTGACAGTCACTAGTTCTCCCGGCGGGCTCGGATTCGGGCGGCGATGCGTTCGCCGGCGAAGAGGAGGAACACGGTTCCGGCGGCGAGGAGCGGGCCGATGTAGATCACGACGCGTCCCTCTTGCCGGTGGTGGGAGCGTTGGCCTGCCTTCGGTGCTGGCATTGGCCACGCAGACAGGGCTCGGCCCGGCGCTTCCACTCGGCGTGGCCGACGCGCTCGTGCCGGTAGCCTTCGGCGGCCTCCCTGCGCCTGTCCCGCACACGGGGCGTGAACTGCTTGTGCGCGTCCTCAGCCAGCGGGCCCACGTAGTCGCCGAGCGCGGAACCCTCCACGCAGCCCTGCGGGTTGACGCGGATCCAGAACGTGCGGGCTGCAAGCTGCTCGGCGCGGATTGCCGCGATGCAGTCCTGGTGGCCCAGTGCCCGCAGAACCCAGGGGCGGTCGGTCTGCATCTCCCGGCAGTCGCCGCAGATGGCTGTCGCAATGGTCATGCCGCTGTTCCTCCGGTGAGGATCTGCCGGTAGAGGCCGGCGGGGGTGGGTGCCGGGAGGGGGATGAGCGGGCCGTGGTCGTGGTACAGGTCGGGCAGGGACACGGTCGGCTCGTGCTGGTGGCTGGCCATCAGGGGCTCGCCGGCCTCGTTGTGCTGGCCGGTCCACTTCCACACGACGCCGGTGACGTCGACGTACTGCCGGTCGAGGTCGAAGATCGTGCCGTCGTGCAGGTAGGGAGTCACGACGTCTTCTCCTTGGTCGTGGGGGTCCACCCCGGGTAGTCATCGGGGCAGGAGCAGGCGGTCGGGCAGGAGCAGGCCAGTGCCGCGAACGCCTGGTCGGCGGGGTCGAGGAGATGCCGCTGCTCGGCCGCTGCACCGGCGGCGAGACGGCTGGCGGTCAGCCGCTCGACCAGCACGTGCAGGTCGACGTTCAGGCGCTGGATCGGGAGCGTCATGACTCCACCGCCTCTACGGCGTCGGAGTAGCCCTCCCAGTTGTCCACGCCGGCCGCCTCCAGGGCGGCGAGCAAGGACGAGTCCGTCTCCAGCTCGGCGATCCGGGAGTGGGCGGCGACGAGCATGCCGCGCAACTGCTGCACGTCGCGGGTCAGCTGGTCGACCGTCAGCCCGCGTGGGATCGGCGTGTTCCAGCTGTAGCGGCAGCCGTTGACCCGGGCGACGTGGTTCCAGCCGTGCCCGTACTGCTCGGTGCAGCGGACGTCCGGCTGACTGCTGTGCTGGTCGTTGCAGAACCCGCCCGGCGGCGGGATCTGCAGGTCGTGCCACTCGTCGTGGTGCAGCTCCTCAGTGGCGAAGTTCCCGTAGGAGCGGCGGTAGCGCATCCGGTTACCGGTCTGCGGGTGCCAGGCCTCGTGCCAGTTCTCCCGGTGCGAGGACGGCAGGACGCACTGCACCGGCAGACTCCAGTGCACGGAGAGGCATCGGTTCGGGTCGGTCTGGTTCGCCTTGATCTCAGGCATTGACGGCACCCCCAGCCGGCGTCTGCTGGTAGTCGCGGATGTGGCGCCTGGCACCCGGCAGGAGCTTCCACACGATCGGGCCGTGACACTTCCGGTACGGGTCGTGGAACCACGCCCGCCGGAACGACAGTCGCCCGCATCCCGGGCACTGCACCTTCGGCCCGAACTCGTGGCCCATCTCGACCCGGAGGGCCTCGTCGCGCTCGTAGTCTTCGAGCCTCCGGAACTCCAAGTCAGCTCCCAGGACGTGCGCTTCCTTGAGCGGGATCTCGCTCCAGTCGTCCGCCCAGTAGGCGAGCGCGTCGTCCTCGTTCTTCGCGTCGACCCACAGAACGCGGGTGACGGTCTCGACGATCACGATCGGATACCTGCGCTCGTCGACGCCCCACACCCGCGCGGGGAGCGTCTCCTCCAGCAGAGACTTCACGTCCAGGTCAGGCGCGTTCGGTGTCCGCCGGGGCCAAGACTCATTGAGGTAGCGGTGACTGCCAGGGTGCTTCAGGTTCTTGTCGCACTCGCGCCAGGAGTCGCCGGGCTTCGGCTCGCTGCACTTCACGACAGCACCTCCGTCGCGGTGACGGGCCGCAGCGCGGTCGCGGCGAGGGTCTTGTCCGCGCGGTGCCACTGCGCGAGCACCGTCTCCCGGTCACCCCAGTCCTCCACCGACAGCGGCGAAACCGGGCAAGCCAGGTACAGCTCGGCGCGGTCCGCGGTGGTCGCGGCCTCACGGACGTGCTCCGGCAGCAGGCGGGCGGAGAAGTAGGAGACGGCCTCAGGGGTGGGGATGCGGGCGGTCATCGGTCCGCCTCCTCGCCGCTGTATCCGGCGATGACCCACTGCTTGGCGTCGCGGTCCCAGATGACCGACCAGGCGTTGTGGTCGGTCAGCGTGCCGTCGAGGTCGATGCCGACCGCCATCCCGGCCGCTTCGGCGGCGTTCAGGGCGTCGACGATGGCCTGCCAGCGCGCCCGCTCAGTCCGGGGCGCTTCGGCCTTTGCCGGGAACTTGACGTCGAGGAACTTGCGAATCTCGTCCGCGTCCCGCTCGGTCACCTCGTACTTCAGGAGCGTCTTGCTGGAGCCGTTGAACTTCGGCCCGGCCAGTCGGAATCCGTGGCCGCCGCCGTTCTCGTCCAGTTCGCTGATGCCGAGCTGCAGGCCGCCCGTCCAGCCGTCCTTGGAGACCTCGAAGACGACGTGGGCAGTACTGGCGGGACCGGGGTTCTGGGATGATTGAGGCACGTGAAGCCCCTTTCGTTTCGTGAGTTCGTTGGGGGTGGATCGATCGAGGTCGTCCCGTTGGCGCGGGGCGGCCTCTTTTGCCGCTCGGGCGGCGTCAGGTGAAGCAGGGGAAGCGGCCGGTCACGTCGGTGCCGGACTCGTCGAGCACCGCGATGTCCCACGCCTGCTCCGCCTCGCCCAGCGCGTTGACCTTCGGGCCCTCGACCATGTGCACCTCACGGGCCAGCAGGTCGGGCTTGACGACCTCGCCGGCCGCCGTGTCGTAGCGGAGGGTGAAGAGGGCGTTGAACATGCGCGAGTCCATGGCTTCTCCTGCGAGATCGGTGGTCAGGCGGCAGCGCGGGCCGGCTCGGCGTTGGCGCGGTCGCCGTTCAGCCACGCGTCGAGGTCGGCGATCCTGTACCTGTAGCGGCGCAGGCCGTGCGGCTCGCCCTTCGGCCCGACACCGTCGCGGCGCCACCGGTAGAGGGTGGTGACGGAAACACCCAGGTAGTCGGCGGCGTCGTCGCTCCAGAGCCATCCCTTGGGCGGGGGCTTGGGCTTGTTGGCCATTGGTCTATTCCTCACTTGTGGGGGCAGTGGATTGAGACGTTCGGTTCAGTTCCGGAGACGACGGGGGCGCGAAAAGAGGGAAGATCGCGCTACCGAGGGCCTCCGCGAGGGCGGTCGCGTCGTCGACGTCTGCGGTGTCCTGCCTGCCGGTCAGGAGCTTGTCGATCACTCCCTGACTGACGCCCGACTCTTCGGCCAGGGTCCGAACCGAGAAGGGCTTACCTCGACCCGGGAAGTCCATGTAGTGCCTGAGGAGCGGGATGCTGCGCAGGGTCCAGCGTCTACTTGCACGTCGGCTCACGGTTCCCCCGAGTGGTGCGGAGCTGTTTGCCTGACATAGGTAACCACAGTCGAGCCGAATCGTCTACAGATCCGAGACGATTCACTGCGGCCGGGACTCGACTATCGGCAAAGTTCTGGGCTGGATAGCATCGATCCGTAGACGGATCGTCTCGGATCTCAGATGGTTGTACGGACTGAGCTGGTATTTTCCCCTTCGCACGCCACCCCCTACAGAGACAGTCGGTGCTTGAAGTGACCCGAGAGGAAGAGGACATGACGGCTGCGGCCACCGCCCCGGAGACGGGGTCGGAAGCGCCGAGTCCCCGACGAGCGCTATCGCAGCTCATCCAGGACGCCAACGACCGTGGACTCTCCTACGCCAAAATGTCCGAACGAGCCATCGACCCGGACACCGGGACCAAGCTGTCCAAGCCCTACCTCCAGCGACTCGTAGGGAACCCGCCGGCGAACGCGCCGAGCGAGACTCAGATGCGGGCCATCGCCGCAGCCCTGCGCGTGAGTGAACGCCGCGTCAAGGCCGCAGCGGCAGACCAGTGGCTGGGCTACGTCGCCACCGAACTCGCTGGCTACAACGACGACGTCCGCATCATCGTCTCTCACCTTGGCAATATGTCCGAGCCGGAGCTCCGCCGTTGGCGGGCGATGATCGAAGCCGACGAGCGCGCCCGCCACGAGAACGACTAGCAGAAGCCGTCGCGCGAACGGGGCAACTGACCGAAAAAGTCCCCATGTAGACATTCGTGAGAACGGATTGTCGCGGTCTGCTCACGGGGCGTACCCTTCCACAACCGTGCGCTTCCGGCACACCACGCCCCAGCGCACAGCGCCAACGGGAGGGTGTCTCATGCTGCGCGTCGTGTACGGAACCACGCCACATCTCAGACTGGGGCAGCTGGTCGAGATACGGGAAACCCGTGGCCAAATCAGCGTCATGATCCGCGAGGGCACCGACGCCGGCGAGTACACCGCGGCCCTCAACGGGGCGCTGAAGAAGCTTCTCGCCGACTGCAGTTGGTTCCAGATCTGGCGCGGCCAGATCATCAGCGCCAACTCTCCCGAGAACCCGCTCACCGTCACCTACCAGGCCGACGACCAGATCGACCTCCGCAGGTGTGTGGAGGTTCGCGAGTCCTGTGGTCTCGTGGTGGTGCATGTCGCCAGCCTGGCAACGGCGGAACAGTTCGTCGACGCCATGAACCCCGCAACCGAGCGCTTCCTCGCCGGCGGCCAGTGGTTCCAGCTGTGGCAGGGTGAGATCATGACCATGGACTCGCCTGAGGCGGACGCGGCCTGATCAGCAATAGGGGGCTTCATGCCCGGCTACATCGAAGACCGGTGGATGACGAAGAGGCCGGACCCCTCGACCGGCGAGAAGCGCAGGACGGAACGCTGGGGCAAGGGCAAGAGGTACCGGGTCGCCGGTATCCCCGGTGTGAAAGACCGTTCTTTCGAGAAGCTGCACGGCCCCGAGGGGGCTAACGCCTGGCTGGCCAAGGCGCAACACGAGTCGACCGCAGGCGAGTTCATCGACCCGCGCCGCGGCCAGATGCTCCTGCGGGACTACATCGAGCAGGAGTGGTGGAAGCGCCGGGACTACGACAATCCCAGCACCGAGGCCACTGTGAAGGGCCGGGTGTGGACCCACATCATCCCCCACCTCGGTGACTACCAGCTCAACGCCATCAAAACCCAGCAGTTGGGCGAGTGGCTGAAGACCCTCAAGGGCACGGCGGGAGCAGGTACCGGAAACGAGGCCTGGCGCTACTTGTCGGCCATCTTCCAGGCCGCGATCGATGACGAGCGCCTGACGCGGAATCCGTGCCGAAAACAGACGACGCTTCGTGTGCCGACCCGCCCGCCAGCGAAGGCCCGAGCTTGGCACAAGCAGCAGGTGCTCGCTGTTCAGGGGGCCATGGACGAACGGTTCCACCTCTGTGTCGATTTGGGAGTCGGGGCCGGCCTGAGGTCGGGCGAGGTCTTCGGCCTGTCGGTGGACGACATCGACTTCGAGGGGCAGCGCATCCTCGTGCGGCGGCAGGTGAAGAAGGTCGGAGCGAAGCTGGCCTTCGCACTGCCGAAGGGCGAGAAGACGCGGACCGTGCCTGTCCCCGAGTACCTGTTGAAGCGGATCCGGGACTCGCTGGACAAGCGCCCGGCCCAGCGCGTGACGCTGCCGTGGAGGGATCCTCGGCCGCCGATGACGGATCGGGAGAAGCAGGAGCGGGAGCCGCAGACCCACGCGCTGATTCTCACCTCCGCGAGGGGCGGGGCGATCCGCCGGGACGGGTTCGACACCCGGGTCTGGAAACCGGCGCTGGCCGCGGCCGGGGTGATTCCGCCGCCGGTCGAGACGAAGCAACCGATCAGGCATCGGCCAGGGAAGTTCAGGACGGTGCTGACGTATGCCGAGAGCCGTGCGGACGGCTTCCATGCGCTGCGGCACACGTTCGCGAGCGTGCAGCTGGACGCGCGGGAGCCGATCGTGGCAGTCTCGAAGTGGCTGGGCCACGCGGATCCGTCGATCACTCTCCGGATCTATGCGCACATGATGCCCGAGGCGGACGGCCGGGGCCGCTCAGCGATGCAGAACTGGTTCGAGTCTTCCTAG